AGATTCAACAACTTCAGTATTTACATCAACAACATCTTTATTATCTACAACTTCGACATTTTCAGCCTCAGTCATAGCTTGTTCTTCGTCTTCTGATAAATTTTCTTCAGCAATTTCTTTGCCTTCTTTAGCTGCTTTTTTGAGCTTATATCTATCAGATAAACGTTGTTTTAATTGATAAGCTGCAGGCAGTCCAACACCAACAGCAACTCCGCCTATAGCACCAAGTACTGCCGCTTCTATAATTTCTTTTTGAATTTCATCTTTATATAAATGGTCTGGAAGATCTAATTGTTTAATTAGCTCGTCTTTAGCTCTTAAAGAAGCGGATGTTTGCCACCCTTCTTCAAATCCTTCAGAAGATGCAACATACAATACTTTACTACCTTTATCAGCCATAAATTTAGTAAATCCATTTTTAGCTGATTGCATTCCTGTGTTGCGCATTAAAGAATATACTTTATCAAACTGAAAATATTCAGGAAGCATAAGCATCATATTCTTTAAAGCCACTGTATTGATTTCTGAATTAGCTACAGAACCAAATCTATTTTTAAGAGTATCATATTTCTCGAAATTCTCCGCAATATTAATAGCTTCATAATCTAAAGCTTCATTAAACGCAGCAAATTCTTCTGGAGACATTCTTTCAACGTCTAATCTAGATATTCCATTCTTTTGTAAATACTGATCATACGCTATATCATAAATTAGTTTTAAATCAATATCTTCTTCTAATGATAACTGACCATTTCTATGAAGATCTAATTTTTTAACCAATCCATAACCATAAGTTTCTCTTAGTTGATCCATTGATTCGTTCATTTCCATTAACGTTTCAACAGATCTAGATCCAACTGTAGCAATAGCAGCTTCAACTTTTTGAGATATTTTAGCGCCAGTTTCAAGAGCTGATAAGAATTGATTAGAATGTTTAAATGCATTTGCGATAGTAACTGCCTCGTCTAATGTAGCAGCATTTGCAGCTTGTCTTACAATAGCTTCATTAGCCCCGTGCTGACGCATTATTCTTAAAACAGCAGATCTTTTAGAGGCCTCACTTGCTGTTGCAGACATAACTCTATCTAACTTATTAGCAAATTTAAGACCTTCTTCAAATTTCCCAATCGCTCTACCAGCAATAGCTCCAACGCCCTTACCAACTTTAGATAAAACCATACCTGGAATCATAATAGAAGCAGTAGAGGCGATAGAGCCAGAAGATTCTCCAAGCCATTTCAACCACGACGCTTTTCCATTGCCGTTTTGAATAGTCAGAAGTTTTTCAAAATTATCTGTAACTTGATTTAAATATTTAGCTACTGGATTTTGTTCAAAGTTCTCAGCGAAATCACCCTTTGCAACATGATATATTGCAGATGGAATATCAACTAATGTAGCTACGCCAGCAGCAACACCAACTGTAAGTTGTGTTCCTATTTTACCTAAAGATCTTAGAACATCTCCTCCAAAAGAAGTGTAATCGTCTCTTCTTTTGTTTAAATAATCTTTATCAAAAGCTAAATCTCCTTGAATACGACCGCCTTCTAATAAATCAAAATCTACTCCTTGTGTGCCAAATCCAGATTCTGATTCAAATGGTATTGGCTCCTTTAAAGCGGCGTTAACTTTAGCTTGATATTCTCTAGCTAGATTGTTTTGTTCATTAGTTAATGATTGTCTAACAATATCTGGATTCTGTTGAATACGATCTAGATATTCACTTATCGCAGCTCCAGGTTTACTTCTATTTATTTTTGCCATTATTTATTAAATATTTGTCTAATGACTTCTGAATTTAATTTCGTAGCCATATCTTCAAAATCATAATATCTAGGATTAGTTGAATCAATATAATAATTGTCAACTTCTCTACCATTAGAATCTATTTCTGTAATAGAAAATGTTGCTCTGCCATTTTGATCTAATCCATTATTTTCTATTATTAATCTATTACCATTTGAAGCTACATCTACAAAACCGAATTTATCTTTACCAGTTCTAATCACTCTTCCTCCAGTAATTCTATTTAATTCGTCTGGAGTTGGTGCTACCATAGCTGTAAATTTCTTAGTATTACCTTTCTTGTCTTTAGCAACAAAGTTAATTTGAAATTTATTTATAGCAGGTATAAATTGAGAATTTAAGATTGCAGAGCCCGGTTGATTCAATGCCTCTTGAATATCAATATCTTCTGTTACATCCTTACCATCAGCAGTAATAGTTGCTTTTCTTTTCCCTGGATCTAAGAATATATTATTGTATGTATCTTTTAATTCAGATTGTTTTCCAGTAATAGCTATTCCTGTCATTTCGACATTTCCTTTTTTGTCATACAAATTATCTATAAATCCATTTAATTCACTTACCGCACTTAAATCTTTACCTGCTTTTAAAGCTTCTACAATTTCTTCTTTAATAATATCATTGAATCCTAGCTCTTCTTGATAACTATCCAATATTGTTTTAAATTCGTTACTATCAAAATCTATTTTAGAACGCATTTCTTTATATGGATCATATAGCGGGTTTTCTCTTTGTTTTTGTTCTATTACGTATGGATCTTCAAGACTTGATATAGGCATTAATTTTTTATTAGTAAATAACTCTTTTTCAAAATCACTATAAATATCGTTTCTAAATTCTTCCTTAGTTTTTATAGCGCTATAATCCTTACCAGAAAACACATTTCTTAATTTACCCCAAAATCCTTTTTCTAATTCTCCAGAATTAAACCTATTAATCATAGTATCCCCAATGACAATACCGTCAGAATTGCCTCCAGAATAAATATATTTAGGAAGGAATTTAAAGTCTTCCGATCTTTTATAGTTATTAATAGCTGTGGCATTAATAGCTGACATAAAAGCTCTCTCTTGCATTTCTTCATTAGACATTCTATTAGGATTAACTTGACGCAATAGATTATTTTGTCTATACATAGCTTGAACTTCCGGATTAGAATTAAAGTAATCTGTAAGAACAGCTCTTATTTTCTCAGGGCTTCTTTGTGTTGTTTCCGTCAACACTTGAAATGCTGCTGAATTTTCAGGAATACCATAAGCTATAGCCATTTGACGCATTTCAGCAGGAGACGCTCCTCTTTTAACACTGGCTTCAAACTTTTCTATTTTAGAAGCAGTATCTAATGCTAGTTTCGCTAAATCAATTTCTTTGGATGGTACTATATCAGAAAAATCATAACCGTTTTTATAATTGTTTTTATAATTAAGCATAGCAAGATTTAGCCAGTCTCTTTTAGTTTCACCAGAAATATCTTTATTTTCTAGAATACTTTTTTGTAGGGCCTGATAATTTTTCTTATCCATCATTCTCTGATATCCAATTCCTCCAGGAGAAAAGAATTGTTGATATTCAGCTCTTGCTTGTCTTAATTCATCTATTTCCATATCTCCTACTCCTTTATTAGTAAGTAGTCTACTGGACAAATCTTTAACCTTTGAGCCTATTCGATTTTCATATTCTTGTCTTGTATCATCTTCAGCTGGAGTTAAATAATCTCCGATATCTTGAATAGAACTTAATATGTTTCCATATAAAGCATTTGTGTCAGCTTTCATTTTAATAGGAGCTAACAACTGATCTATTGGCGTTGGGTTAAAATCTAATGTTTCAAATCCTTGTCTTACTGCCATGTTTATTTTCTTTTAATTTTACCACCATATTTTTTCTTAGTAGTTGTAGTCGCAACACTATTTGGAGACATTCCAGCTAACATAGAATATCTTCCATATATAGGAGCCATTCTTTGTGTGAAGTTTTTATTTCTTCTATCTTGTATTATTTGTCCTAAATTGCTAAATAAACCACCAATAATAGAAGCTTGTGTATCTTCATAGTCTCTTCTAGCATCCATGTATCTACTTTGACTATCTCTAATAATCTGTTGATTTTGCAATGCATTTCTTTGAGCTGATTGATTATTATATTGATCTATAGCCATTTTAATTTGATTATCTCTATCTTCTACTTGCAAAGCAGTATCGGCCTTAGCGTTTAACTGTCTAGCTCTTAAAGATCCTAAATTAGCCATTAAAGCACCAGGATTATTACCGGCTAAATTTCTTAAAGAATATTCTGCGCTTCTAGCAGATCTGTCAATAGCATTAAATAATCTAGCTTTATTTGTTAATCTTGGATATAAGGTTCCAAATTGAGGCAACAAAGGTGTTGAATAATCAGCTCTACTAGGAGCCTTATTCATGCTTAATTTACTTAAATTACCAGCAATAGCATTAGTAGCAGCTGCAACATCTAGCATCCTAGATTTTTTGTCTAAATAATATTCTTCATAACTTTCTCTTAATTTAGGGCTTAATCCAATTAATTGCCTAGTTTCAGAAGAAGAAACCTTACTCCAATCAATATTGCCATTTTCATCCATATAAGATGGCCTGGTATATCTATTATAATTGCGTTCAGCAATATTATCTGGAGTTTTAATAGTTAATATATCTTCAGATAGCCCAGAAGGACCAAATTTTTCAACGTCAGTTATAAATGTTGTTCTTGGTCTACTAACAGTAATTGAGCTAGCTGGTTTGCTTGATCTTTGACCTATCCCACTTGGATATCTATAATCACTTATTAAAAAAGAAGCGTTTTTAAATCTAGGATCATCATATTGCGATCCTCCTATCAAACCACCTGGAGCAAATTGATTTTGAGGCATCATATTTTCGCTCTCTTGAACGATCGGTTGTTCTCCAATAGAATCTATTGTCTGTTCATTTTGCGTGTCTAAAACGGCCTGATTTTCAATATTTGGATCTATTCCATTTGCTATCATTTCTGCATCTTTCTCGGCTTGTTTTAATTCTTCTTGAAGAGATGCTAATCTATCTAAGAATACTTGTTTAGTTTCTAGAGAAACTTTATCTTCTCTTTCTTTAAATTTATTATTAATTATTTCAGATGCTTTTGCAAATGTTTTTCCTTTTAATGCATTAGGAAGATTGTATTCAGATTTAAGATCTATATCTTCAGGAAGTTTAATTCTATTAGAATATACAAAATCCTTTAATATTGTTTCTCCTTGTTCAACTGTATTCATTGTTCCTTCTGCATCAGTTCCCATTGGTACTCCACCAATTGGATTTTCTTCATGTGTTCCACCTGATTCTATTCTAATTAAATCTTCGTTTGGATTAACAGTTTCGAGTTGACCCCCTTTAGCGTATATATTAGAACCTAGTGAATCTGGATAAATCTTATTTCCAGCAGAATTGTTTATTTGTGTATTTTGGGCTAATGCTTCTTGTTGCTTTATAGCTCTTGCTTTTGCTTCAGCTTTTTGTTGTGCTCTACGTTGTGCTCCCATACTAAAAATTCCACCGATTCCTTTTATTAAACCGCCAGCAATACCTCCGAATACTGGAATTCCTTCAACTATTGATCCTACAGTATTAGCTATGCCACCTACTGTATCTCCTGCTGCTATTTGTCCAATACCAGAAGCTAAACCAGCCGCATTTACATTTCCTAATGCTTGACCAACTCCAGATTGAATAAATGTTTTTGGTTGTATAGGAGTTTGTCCTTGTATTGGGTCTATTAATCCACCTCCGTCAAATTGATTTTGTTTTGGTTTTTTATGATTTTTAATTGTCTTTTTATTTAATTTATTCATTTATTAATAAAAGTTTAAATTTAGATTAGACGTAATGTGATGAGTTCCATCAAATTGTAGTTTTATAAAAGCTTGAGGAGAAAATATTCTTCTCAATCCTTTTCTATTATATTCGTCTAGATTTTTATCTCTTGGTACTGTTATTCTAAATATGCTAAATTTATTTTTTATATTTAAAGAATTATCATCTGTAGACGAAGTTGCATCTTGATAATAATTTTTAATATTAAATAATCTAACATTTGATTTTTTATATTCATCTAATTCTTGTTGGGTATATTCTACGACATCATATCTAATATAGTTATTTCCATTTGGATTTACTAAAAACTGTATATACGGATATGTTGTTAGATTGAATTCTGGTTTTAATTCATAAAAGTTGCTTGTAGCACTATGATCTTTGTTGTAATAAGAGAGTGTATGATCATTAATATTAAATACTTCTATTGGATAAGTAGATGATCTTGTCTCAAATCCTCCAAGAATTTCAGAATATATTAATGAATTATGTTGTGTATTTTCCTTTGATTCTTCTAAAAATACATATAGTTTTCTTTCTTTTAAATCATAGAAACATCTAGCTCCTTGAGAAACATTATCATTAAAATATTTAAACATTCCTTTTGATAATGAAACTTCTTCATTTCCATTCATTAAATTAAATAATGCATTTTTATTAGCATCAATATAATATAAATTATCATATCCGCCAGAAACTGCATTTAGATGTTTAATTCCAGAATTTGTAGATAACATTTCATATCTATCGAAATACCTTCCAGTACCTAACTGAACATCTATATTGTCATTTGTTTCTAATAAAACCCTAGGTTGAGCAGAAATAAACGCTACTCCATTTTCTTGAAAGGCATATAACTTGCCATTATGATTTATAACTTTAACAACCTCACCATAACTACCTTCTAAATCTAATGTTTCATTAACTGGAAATATAGCCCAATTTTCTATTTCTTCATTATATGTTTTTACATTTGAAGCTTGAAGTGTTGTTGGATATTTTGTTATTAAATCATTAAAATCAGATGAAAAATATTCTTTTAATTCTAGATTAGAATATATAGATGAAGATATATTTAAGATTTCTTTTTCATCATATTTAATAGAAGATACACAAAATCCATTATAATCTTCATTTAATATTTGATCTGAGCTATCTTCAGATTCCATATAAACCGTTGTAAATACGTCGTTTCTATCATAATCAATAATTCTAGTAGGAACATTTAAAACAGTAACAAATTCATTATGCCTTACTAATGCTGCGTTAGAATTAGATATTAAAAGATCTTCACCACCATCATTATTACACCACACTCTAGGAATTGTAAATGATCCCCATTTCATATCTCCTTGACAGTATACGGCATATGATCCTGTATTACCGTCAGAAACAGACATTGGTTTTGTGCATATTATATATGAATTATTTATTTTATTATAATATGTATTTCCTCCATATTGATTTTCTAAATTATTTCTTAATTGAAATAATATTTGATATCTTTTGTTTAAATCTACGGCTAATAACGATGTATCCCTTCTATTCTTTATCATTGATACACCTTTATTAAAAGTGTAGTTAAATGATGTAGCAATTGCATTTGCATAATTGCAATCTAACTGCATATATTGGATATCACTTACGCTATTATTAGAAACCGCATTGCTCCATGGTACAGGATAAAAATCCGCTAATTTACCAGCGTTACTAACTCGTAAATTATTATAATTAATATATTCTCCATTTGATTCATATTGTACAAAATCTGGCTCATATAAAAATGGATCATCAATAGTATAATCAGACTGATACATGCTATAATTTTTTACGCGATCATCATTATGATCTATAAAATATTGCCTTACGAAATATGATGACATATATCCATAATTTAATGGCTTATTACCGTCTGTAACTATTGTTTGATCCCATTTGTTAGAATCATTAGATCTAGGACAAAACAATGTACAAGTTGGAGATGTTGAAATTGCATATCCATTATATTGGCAATCCATATTAAATCCAGTAACATAATTAGTGTCGCCTGTATCAGTAACTGCATTTTTGTCCCATCCAGTTCTAAACGGGAATATAGGTCTGGCTCCAGAAGTAGAAAAGAATTTAGTATATGATTTGTATGTGGTAGTACTAGCTAATACAAAGTCGCCTGCTAATCCAGGTGGATTTAACCAAGGACTCCCTGATATATGAGTTTTATTGTATAAATTAGTTAATAATGATGGATTTTCAACATCGTTTTTTAATACAGAATATGGTTTGATACATGTAAATCCAGTAACGTAACCTACTGAGATTAATGGTGAATAAAAATATGAAATATTTGCACTTGTTGGCTTTTTAAAATATATTGTACTTCTTAGTTTTGGAGCATAATTTGTATCATTAGCGCAATCCCAATCAAATCCATAATCATTATCTACACCAAGACGACCGCCTCTTAAATAAAAATATTCATTATGAACAAGCATTTTTGTTTTATCAGAAGACAATTCTCTTACTGGAACAGAAAATGATCCATTATTTGAATCACAAACTACAATATCTTTCATTATTTGATATGGAAGACAAATATTATTTGATATACCATCAATAAAATCGCTATCTACTATAAAATTACAATTAGCCATTTTATCATTGTCGTCCTTATTATCAATAACAAGCTTAAATGGAGCTGTGCCAACACTACTATTGCCATTAGTTAGTATTTTATCAGCACCTTTTCTAGTGCATTCAACATTAGTAAACCCTGGGACGCATATAGCAAAATCTACAATATTGCTATTTTCTGGAGTTCTATTTACATAACATATATCAAAATATTTAATATTATTTTCAGTTAATATATTATAATCCGATTTATCATCTTGTCTTAATTCAAATTTAACATTATAAAGAGTATGTTTAAAATAATCATAGCTTAATGACCCTGTTGGGTTTATGATATTTAAAGGATTATATTCTGGAAATGTATAATCACATATCCATTTAACAGGAGATCTATTCATGTATTCATCATAAAATACAATGCCAAATCGATATGTTTCTCCAGCAACGAAAGATCCAGATTCCCCATCTTCTCCGCCTTCAACTATCATTTTTATATTTTTACCAACAGCACCTTCTGTAATAAGATTATTAGTATCGTTAAATACTTCTTTAAACAATTTATATTTTGAAATATCTAATATACAATCTGAAGTTTCAGGAACTGATGAGTAATCTATATCTTCATATGACAAAGAACTATCTATTGTTATATCTGTATAAACTCCATCATATTTTTTATATTGAGTAGTTTCTACATCGGAAGATGTATAATCTAAAATATAAGAATATGCCCTTGTATCATATTCTTTTAAAAATTCAAAATTATTAAAAAAATCTATGTTTCCAAGTACTATTCTATTATAAATAGAACTTATAGTTTTTGGTTTATTAATGTTTTTAAAATAAGAATTAAATTCTTCTAACGTAATTTCTTGTAAGAATTTATTTCCATCATCAATAAAAGAAATAAGTAAATTAGATTGTATTTGTTTATCTATTAATTGAATAGATATATCATTATTTAGATATTTTATTCTATAAAGATAAATATCTTTTAAATTTTTATTTATATTACTAATTCTTAAATCTATTTTTATTTGACAACTATTTTCTTGTTTTTTATTTATTATTACTTTTTCGGAAATAAAAGATAGATTTGTTGTAATTCCATTTTTTGTTGCTTCTATTGCAAAATATTGATATTCTCCATATTTTAAATTAGACGATCCATTTATTATAGATATACCGCCGATTATAGCTGGTGGTTGTGAAGAAAATGGATTTACAAACGATGGTTCTGGAATTGCATTTGATATTTCTTCAACGTAAGGTTGCCCAGAATCATATTTATTAATTGTTATGATTCTCATTTGATTCTCTCCATCTACAAAATAGATTTTATCTTTATTTCCTTCTACTATAGAAACAAAATCGATATTTTTCCCTATTGATTTTTTTGGTCCATCAGGTTCGTCTGTTACAAATAATGGGCTAGCTGGCCATACTTGTAATTTCCCATCATTATCAGTTATTGGAACTAGAAAATATCCATAATTATAATCTGTTATAGGAGGAGTTACATTCGAAGGAACTCTTCCGTGTACAAATAAAACAGCCCCATTTGTTATTTTTGCTTGACCTAATATACCTTTATCAGTATCTGTTATAATTACGGGAATATCTATTGGATGTTCTCCGTCAGAATTTGTTATACAGAAGTTACTTCCATTATTTATGATTTTTATATTCATGGCATCATAATATTGATTAGGACTTCTTTTATCGAAACCCATATCTTGATTCATGCCTTCTGTATATCCTAAATTTAATTTAGCCATTTATTATTTAATGTTTTATATTATATTCAAATATATTACCAGATGAATTGCCATTAGCCCCCCAAGATGGTGCGGAATTCAATGCTTGGCCATATGTATCAAACGTTCCATCAACAGCTCCTCTGCCACGGGCGGTTCCTCTAGCCGGTATTAATGTAAACATGGTTCTAGCTATCATATCTGCTTTTTCAGGAGATAATTGAGCTAAGCTGTTTTGTGCTTTACCAGCATACCAAGCGTATTCTTGTTTTGCTCTATTTAAAGCATTTTGTATTCCTCCATTATACCCGTCTATATCAGCTAAGATAGTATAATATTGTACTTTAATATAATTTTCTAATGCAGATAAAAAGTTTTCTTCATTAGGAATAATAGGGAATCCTTCATCGTCTAATCTTAACATACTTACATATACTCTGACATGTCCTTTTTCTACATTAAAAATTATTCTATTATTATCTACTTTATATTCAATGTCTCGTCTTGTAATTCCTATTTGTGGATAATCAAATAAAGCCTGATCATCTTGTTCTGCCGACATCTCAACTTTAAAGTCTCTTTTATCAGGTTTATCAGGGTTGACCTCATACACTCTAGATACTGCAAAAGTTCCTTTTGGAAGTGGCGCAATATGATTTATTATAGGTAATTCAATGACTGTATCATCTAAAATAAATGGAGAACCCATAAGCCGACAAAATTGCATTGTGTAACTTGCAATCTGTTGCTCATCTAGATTCTCCATCAATTTATTTCTATATAATCTTACGATGATTTCCTTGAATGTAGTATAAACTAATTCGTTGTTCATTTATTATTATTTTTTACATATATAAGTTTCTTTAATATCACAATTAAGAAATCCATTGTTTTCTTTAAGATGATTAGCTAACTTCTTTTTTATTGTTTGACTTGGAAAAAATCTTATTAAAGATCTTCCAGAATCAAACCTGTTAGGTATTCTGTATTTTATTCTATATACATAACCTCCCGTATGGTCATTAGTATGTCTTATTAATATCTTTTTCTTTTTAGCATCCTCATCCTCTTTCCATAACTTATTCGTTTCAAACCAATCTATAGGATAAAACATTCTCTGCTCTCCTTTGTAGTTACTTACCACTTTACATTTATGTTTCATTAAATATACTTCACCAGAATTAAATGGCAATCGAATCCTATAATTTGGTTTAAATAACTCTTCTATAAGTCGTTCTAAAAAATCAGATACTATATTAGAATATTCAGTTTCATATAATCCTTTTGTTTTGCCAAATTTAATTCTATAATATTTAAAGAAATCTTTATGGTTTAAAGTTTCATCCTTCGGTTTGTCTTTGAATAGATCCTGGAATGTCTGGTTTTCCATCGTTCAATTTATCTTCTGGAATATTAATTCCGTTAATTAATTCGTTTAATATATTTTTATATATAAGATCAGCATCACCATAAGATAAAGGATAATTTTTATCTATGTTTTCATCAAATTCCTTAAGCTGTTCTGTATCTTCAAAACACGCTCTAAGAATAACTTGTTGTAGCCTTTGAAACGCTACGTCTTCAGAAACAACATAAAGATAATTATCATAATCTATGTAGGACATTGGTCTTACAAAGTTTTCATATTGATAATATGAGGAAAGTTTTCTTGTTGTAAATCTAAACGGCCTTCCTATTTGATCTATTGGAGATACAGAATCTACCAATAAACCATTAAATACTACATTAATTATTTTAGGAACAGGTTTTGTGCTTTTTAAAAGCAATTGACCTAAAGGTCTGTCTACTCTTTCTAAATCCAATGTAATATTAGAAAACCATTCATGACTAGGAATAGAAGTAGATTGCTTCATTTTCTCTTTAATTAAAGCAACTCTTTTATCTTCTATTAATTGTTTTATATAAAGATCTGGATATTTGTAATCGTCTGAATAATCCCTAAGATATTCTTTTATTGCGTATATTAATTTTGTAATATCCATTTATTTTCAATTTTGCAAATATACAATATTTTTTTTAATTATGCAAGAATTTTAACATTTATTTTCGTTTTCTCTTGCCTATTGTTATTTTTTCCATGTATAAAACTTTACTATATGGATTATGATTTACAATATTTACATAACAATCCCATTTACCATATCTTATAAATAAGAATTTCTTAGGCCTTTCTTTAAAACCAACGATAGATAATGAATCTATTACGTTTAATTTCAAATCATAATCTTTAGGATATATATTTAAATCTAAATTAACCCAATGATTATGTATTCCTATTTTTCTTAATGAATCAGATACATATATTAATGAATCTTTTGTGATATATTCTATTTTAGTTTTTACATGAGTTGTTGATTCTGCTGTTTTCAATCTGATTTTTAAATCTTTGATTAATTCTAGATCAGCCTTTCGAAAGTCCTTCATTTCTGATAAAGTATAATTCAATTCCTTTATTTCAGAAACATTAATACTATCTCTAATTTTATAATTATGAATAGTATCATTTAAGGCATATTCATTTTTAATTAATCTAGTGTTTTCTTCTTTAGTTTTCTTTATGGTATTACCCATTATAAAGATGACCCCACATAAAATTGCTATTGTTATTATTAAATATTTTTTCATTTTTCTATAGTTATTTCTATATCTTTTTTATCCTTTAATAATTCAACTAATTTTTCTTCATATGGAGTAGAGTTTAGAACCATTCCTTTAACTTTATTTTCCCCAACTAAAATACAACCAGAAGTATCTTTAACGCTGTTACCCCTATGAATTAATATTCCATCAAACATAGGAACATTTAATAATCTTGGTAATATTCTTTTAAATTTAGGAGAAAAATTAACAATTACTTCATATGTGCCATATGGAATTGCTGTTTCATTAGGAATTTTAACGCCCTCTGGTCTAACTGGATTTTCAAGAGTATCACAGAAATATACACCATCAACATATAATTTGCCAATGGTGTATGTCTCTGCGAAAAACTCCCTTTTAACTAGAAGCTTTATCATTTGGTATCGGTATTACAGGAAATAATTTTTTATATCTCTCTATTACGGGGCAATTATAACCATTTATAACATGTTCACATATCCCGCTAATATCTAATGCAGATTGTAGCTTTTCAGAATATTCTTCTAAATCAAATCTATCTTTAAAACAACTTTTAAGATCTATACTAGATTTTAAAATTTCAGATTCTAATGTTTTAATTTTATTTTGTAAATCAGCTATTTCTTGTTTCTGACTATTCATTGTTTCTTTTAAAACACTAATAGATTCTTTTAAATTCTTAATCGCTACACTATCTGCTTCTTCTTCAGTTTGTTTTTTATAACTCTTACTAGTTAATACAAATTTAGCAAGAGAGATTAAACCTGCTATTCCACCAACCGCACCAAAAATTGATAGAATAGTTGTTATCATTTTTTATTTTTTACTTCACCATCTTTCTTTATTTTCTTCACAATATCATTTATATGATACCACAAAGTTCCGCTTCCTACTAATACAAATAGCACTACCATAGGAACTTCGCCCCATGCATATGCTATAGCATTCGCTGTTAAAGCAAGAAAAGCGATAGAATAAAATACCTCTAATGCAGCCTGTGTCATTAGATTAAAAGATTTGAATTTATTTATAAACCAATTCATTTTTATATTATTTTTTATGATACTCCAGTACATACATAACCCCTAGTCTGAGACGTCCCGCTTAAATTAACATTAGATATTTCTCCAGTTATTAAATCGGGATTCTTCATATATGGATCGCCAGTAGATGTTAATATTTGTAATTCTGATATTTCTCCACTAATCGTACCATTAACTGAACAGACATCAAAATCTCCATCTGATTTTATAACTCCAAGATCACCAGAAATAGAAGTGCTTGGTGTTGAATTAGATTGAGCGAATGTCAATTTCCATGTTGTATTATCACCATCCATAGACAATGGCAAAAATGAACCAACCATAACATGATATTCTATAATTCCAGCTTGTTGTACAACTAGATAAAATTCTTTATACGTATCTGTTCCAGAACCACCATTAACATCAGATTCAGCAGTATTATAATATCCTCTTACTCTAAGTTTACCACCTCTAGATGCTCCTGTATTTTGCGAAAATGTACAAACTAATGATGTTGTATATCTTTGAACAGCCCCTGGATCTCCTACGATATCGTTATTGTTTGTCCACGTTCCACTTCCAGACACTTTTCCTGTCCATGAATTCGAACTAGGAAAATTTAATGTCAATGGAAACGAACTTGTACCAACTTGTGTAATTTCTATTTTCTTAAAATTAACATCAAAATTAAATGTTGCAGAAGTAACTGTGCGCCCAACATTAACTGTTACAATCTGTCCGGTAGAATTTATATTTGTATTGTTAATATAGCTATATACACCGTATCCATATTGTTTCACTGTTACATTTTTAGAAATAGTTGGTGATCCCGCTGTTGATGCAATGGTTGAAGTAGTGCTTCTTGCCTTACGACCATATAAGAAATCTGTTGTATAAGTCACTACGCCAGAATCAGTACCAGATGCTGGAGTATATTTTAACCAATTTTCAGCCATAATTTATTTTATTAAGAAACAGTCCAACTTGTGTTAGCTGTTACGTTTACTTTACCATCATCACCAGAAGCAGTACCAGATTCTGGAAGCGTAATAACAGTCGGAGATACATCCAACGTTACATCACCAGCAGCCTGATTAATAGTTGCTTCAACTGCAGTACCAGAATTAGGAGTAGCTACAATAACACAAGATTTTGTATCTACAGTTATATTAGCCGGAATAACAATTCCAATACTAAAACTAAATTGAGTGGTAGAACCAGGGTCTCCAGATATAGCAGCTCCGTTATTTGTTGTATTAGAATTAGCAGTATATGTAGTAGGGATTGTAGCTATAATAGATCCGCCAGATTTCAAACTAAATGTAATTTTAGATGAATTAGACGTTCCGGTCATAGTAACAGTGCCTCCACTTTTAGTAGCAGAATAAGTTGATTGTGCCCAACGTACAAATTCTGCCGCTCCTGATTGTGTTGCGGAATAAGTCGCTGTTTTTGAACCTCCATTAGTAGTTGTAAAAACAATAGATCCTGTTCTTTGCGCTCTTCCTGTATGTGCTGCAGCAGTTATAGAAATCGACTGATCTCCAGTAGCAGAAGGGATGTTAGATGTGAGCCATATATTACCCGAATTACTAGAAGACCAAGATGTGTTTGATCTCACCGTAACTGTATTTTTACTTCCAGCAGCAGTAAATGTTCCAGATGTTGGACTTAAAGATATAGTAGCGTCTCCTGCCGCTTGTGTAATAGTTATTGTTTTAACAAGACCAGACCCTCCACTTCCAGCAGTTAATGTAATTGTTCCAGTTCTGGTTGATACTGTGGGATTAGCAGTAAAAGTAACAACACCAGAAAAATTGAATTGAGAATCAGCTCCTGGATCTCCTGGTATATTGACATTATTTGTTGCTGAAGCTCCATTTGCCGTATAAGAAGAAGGAGCTGTTGGCGATAAGGAACCTGGTGTTGATACTGTCCAATTAATTTTAGCTGTATTAGATTGTCCATTTACTGTATATTGAGTATCAGTAGCTCCAACAGAAGCAGTCCCAGATACTGTGATAAATTCTGGAGAAGCAGTTTGATTAACTGTATATGTTTTAGCATCACCAACAGAAGGGGTAACAGTAACCACGGTTGTTCTAGCAACTCTACCAGTGTGAGTTTGTACTGTATTAGTAATAGTGCCATTACCACTTCCGGATAATGGCGTAGGTGTTAACCAAGAATCAAATGCCATTTTATTCGTATTTAATATTAAATCCCTCAAAATTTATTAATTGTTCCGGGATAGATTGTCTTTCTTTAAGATATATATCAATAGAAATTGCCTTAAGTTCTGGAAGATTAATATTTTCCAACACTTCTTTTGTGTAAGCAAATGTTCTTCCTTTTAGAATTCTATCTGGATCATATGCTATATATCTATTCTTATCGTCTTTATAGACGTTTACATTTATTTTCATTTTACGTTCCAGTCAATATTAGTGTTTACTTTAACATATTTTTCATATATGTCATTGAATCCAAAGTTTAATTCTATTGGACTTATATCAAAATGAACTATACTTCCATCGTATATTTTTTCTAAAGCTTCTTCATCGATTCCATTTCTTTTAATACATTTAGAAATTTTATTATATTCAAAAAATTGTCTAACGTATTCTTTTTCTTCTTCAGTTTCAGCTTTATCAACAAAATATTTTAAGAAAAAAACATAATAGAATGCAGCTAGATATGTAGATACATCTAATTTAGAAATATATTTTCCATATACTTTTCTAATTTCTATAGATCTATTTACTATACCATCTAAATAATAAGAATAGTAATGATTACATTCTAATACATATTTAGAAAAAAGCATTAATTCTACATCTGTAAAATCTTTTATTAATGAATTTAATAGTTCATATATATTTATAGACGAATTATATTTAAGCACCATACAGTTTTGATTGTCTTTACAACATTCGTCGCATAATATAAATCTGGAATAATCAATTAAACTCTGGAGCTTATCTTTAGTTAATTCAGTCATTTTATACATTTATTAAAAAAATATTTCATCAAAATTTGATTTTATATCATAATTTATATTGGCAATTATGCTTTTAGAAGCAAATTTTTTATTATTTTTATATTTTTTGTTTATAATCCATGCGTCTGGATTTTCAACGGTTGCTATAAGTAAATTATTTTCAACTTTTATATTCATAATAAATAATTTTATTTATTCTTCTTTATATCCAGGAGTAGAAACCGTTATTCTAAAATCATCAATATAATTATTATTATTATTTAAATTATTTTCAGATGATTCTTCTATTTGTTTATTGTTGTTTGAGTATAATGAATTTCCAGATCCAGAATCTGAAAATAATGGAATATTATTCCATGAAGAATTAGAATATTTATAAACTTCTACAATAGATCCTCCATTTGTAATTAATCCTATTGAGTTATTTGGTACATCGGTTAATACATTTAGTTCTTCTAACGATGCCTTTTCATAATTTGTTGGAACGGAAATTTCTATTTCGGCATTTTTTATTCCGTCATATTTAAGAGGGTCGTCTATCCAATTAAAAAAATCTAAATTTATATTTACTAATGCATTTTGAGTAATAGAAGTCAAATGGGCTTCTGATTTTGAATCAAAAAGATTTATTTGATCATTAATAGATTTAGAAAACGGTGTTGCAACTGGTCCTTTTTCTATTTTTACGCCTTTTACTTCTATCCAGTCATTACTTATTTCTCCTGTTGGATTGCATACAATAAATACAAGTCCATTACCACAAGAAGATTTTAATGGAGTAAATGTAATTGTTTTACGTACAAAAATAGTATCGGTAGTAATTTCAACCCAATCCATAACTACGTCATCAGCCCCTGGATTTCTAATTCCAACATTTCTTGTAAGACCATCATTAGATCTTATCGAAAAAGATATAGTATATTTTTTAGTTGTATCAAAATTAAAATTATTAGAAGTTGAAACTGATTTATTTTGAAGACATGACCAAGGATTTGTTTTGGAGGCCGCTGCTCTAATTACATCATTAGTTATAGTTACTACTTCATCATGAACGCCAGACCAAAACGATGGATTATCAGAATAATCATGTAAATTATTGTAAGACAATAAATTTTCTCCTCCATTAACAACAGATGTATTTACAATAACTTCTTCTAAACCAATTTTGCCTTCATCTGGAGTAATTGTAGTTTGCCCGTTTTGTGTTATATTTACAGTTTTTGATTGTAATTCTAAAGAACTTAAATTTACAGTAACTTTAGATAACGCATCTGCGCCTTCATCTGGAGTAACTTCTATTATTGAAGGAGTTAATGAATTTACAGATTCTGATTTTTCTTGTAAAATAATATCTTTTGAAATATTTTCCCAAGAATTATTATATTCATAAACTTGTGATACCTTATCTTCAATATTATCTGTTAAACATTTCATCCATTTATTTAGTTGAAGATAATTGTCTATAGATTCAGTTGTTATTGAAAAATTATTATTTAAATCGATAACATAAAATGTATCTAATGTTATTGTAGAGCTTAATTTTACATAGTTATTTAAAAATTTATCAGAATCTACTGAATTATAACTAAATATACTAATAATATCTTCAGGAAGACTCGGTTCTGCTAAAAAATTATAATAATTATTAGATTTATTTACGAAAAAATTTATACCCCCTGATAATCCTAATATAAAAATACTATTAGGTGGAAAATAAACATAGTTATTCTCATATATTTTAGATTCTTGTCCACTATTTGATACGACAATCCATTTGCCTTCATTAATAAATTGTTCAAGTACAGGTAATAAATCAAACGATGTATCAAATAATAAAGCGTTTGCTTCTATTCCAGGAGTAAAAGATTCAAATACTTTTTCTTCTTCCTGTATTAAACCTATAGTTCCGTTTACTACATTATCTACAGGTAATGTATCAAAAGAAGTAGTTTTTACAAAGGTTGGTATAATAGATGAAATATTTACACTAGATAATCCGTTATATCCAGAATCTGGAAGCACTTCAACACTTCCATTTTGTGTTATTGAAACATTTTTTTTCTGTAATTTTATATCTTCATTATTTATAGTTACTCTGCTCCATGGCTTTGCTATAATGCATGTTCCTATGCCCATGATATTAAAAGTTAAAAAATAAGGGGAGAATCTGATGAATAATCAACAGATGCTCCCCAGATTTTAATTAAACAAAATATAAATTATGATACTAAATTTCTATTATGATATAGTAGTCGGAAGGCTTGTCTTAAGAACTTTATTAATAGCTCCTGTCAAAGCATTCTTATTTGCAGCTGCAATCGTAGAATCAATTGCCAATATATAAGTTGTTGGGATAACTGTTTCTTCAGTAACGAATTCGCGAGCTTCATAGTAGATAGTAAGCATGTCGTATGTGCCAGCTGCATTTGCAAGCAATTCCGGCTGGAATGCTTCAAGACCAGCGGCCCAAGGACGATCAGGAATACTATAACCGTATGTAAGTTCTTCAAGTTCTGCTATAGCCTTACCTACACCCTGTCCGGTTATTGCACCAGTATGAGATGTCTTAGTGATATTTACTACTTCAGTAACTTTAAATGTAGTTTGCTTATATGGTTTCTGATACAAATTCCAATTCTTATCTCCAGCTTTTAGAGTTATAACGGCATCTGCAGCACTAGCTACAATAGGCGCATCAAATTGAGTTGATACAGAAACGTTAAATGCATTAGCCAAAGCAGTTGCTATCTGAGCAGCCGTTTCTCCGCCCTCTGCCGTATAAGCAGCCATTGGGAATACAGCATTTACAGATGAAGGAACAGATCCAGGATTCTGCATTACCATAAATGAGAAGTAATCTCCAGCTGCAGCATTAGCCGCAGAATTTGGAATAACTACAGTTAAGGTATCAACTTGATTATCCGGAGCTACATACTTCTTATATGTTGCTTCTTTAATCCATTCAGGTCTTATAACGTTAGAAGTGAGAGTCGAATCCCCAATCTTATAAACGATATAGCCGCCTTTTGGATCTTCAGTATTCCCACCGGCAGTATTAAATACATATCCCTGTCCAGCTGTTAGGGTGTCAGCTGAGGTAGGTGCGGTTGCAGGAAGACTAGTTACAACATATGTTCTTGTTGTGTTTTTACTAATATCCATTATTATTTTTAATTATTTGTTTGTCTTGTTAACATTGTTTGTTGAGCTATTGTAACAGCAGTTTCTACTATATTATACCAAACTGTTTTATCTAAATCACAAGTATTATTTTCCAAATCAATACTAGACGGAAGATCTACAAAAGACCATTCATATACTATTTTTATATTAGAAGACATGTCTTTTGTAAGTTTTTCATACGAATTATTTACAAACAACTCATCTTTACATCTATAAGCAAATCTAGTGTCTGGAATTCTAAATGGATTTAATTTTAAAAATTGGTATTTATAATCAAAATTAACTGGTATTACATTAATAACTCTTTTAATTTCTTTTCCACTTACTGGTGTGAAAACAACAGTAACTGTTTCGTAAACTATATTTTTATCTTTAACAGGTTCATACGGATCTATTGGAAATACATTTACTTTGTCATTAACATCAGAAACAACTCTAGATGAACTAATCAAATATTGTTGTAAAGTCATGTTGTCGATAAGTATATTGTTACTTTTGTTGATTAGTTTATCTAAAACTAATCTTGCCTTTTCATTTCCGTCAAAAGCCGTAACAAACATTTCCCAGACCTTTATTTGAGCTTGATCTAAGAAAATTTGTATTTCCTCTTGTTCAAGACCAGGAGCGTTATTTGCATTTTGAGAATATAACAACTCAAAGGTTTCTAGGAAATTAAATTCATCCATTATCTTCTGTTATTAAGAGTTTGTAATCTATCTTTCAAAGGAAGGACTACTGGTTGGTTTTTCTTATCTTTTAAGAAATTTATAGCATTTTCATATGTGGCTTGTTCATTGTCAGCAGCAAGCGCTATTCCGTCAATTGTAATATATAGACCATGTTTAAGAACCACAAGGCCATTATTTACCAATGCACCAAGCAATGCTTTATATTTAAAGTCTTTATCTTTTACAATATCAAGGAAATTCTTAGGGTTGGATTCAACCATTTCCATAAGAGTTGTTTTAAGCCATTCTGTCTTACATGAATTAAGAGTGATCTTTTTATTAATTGCAAGCAATACATCAAGCATATCTTCTTTTTCTTGAGATATTTGATAGTATTTAGCATAAGCCTCCGCTTTCACATCAGCCTCTTTAGATCTTTCTATATTAATTTCGTCTTCACGAACCATGTAATACTTAATACTAGCCACACGATTACGTCCCTTATACGAAGGGGCAACCATATCTGGATATTGAAGAAGAATTTTGTATCTAATATAATCCATTGGCTGAGCCAAATCTAGTGTTACGTCTGCTTTTTTAAGCATGACATAACATCTATCCCAAAATTCATTTTCATGCTCTGAAAGACCGCCCTCTTCAAGATTCAACATCTTTTCAAGGGCTTCTCTTTCTTCTTGAGAGTCAAATGGAGATACAACAGATTGAATATCATGCGGAGACATCTTCGCACATAATCTATCCATTGTACCATCCAACTTGCCTCCATATAATACATGGTCTTTATCAATACCAGGAATTTCTTTAAATAAAAATTTTACAGTAACCTTACTTTTAGGTAATTCAAATTTAGTATCACTCATTATTTTATATTTTTATTACAGTAGTATAGAAGGAATAAGAGTAGCTGTTCTAGAAGGATCTTTAACTACAGCAGCGAAGTTCGTCATACGAGAGAACGTTGCGGAGTCTTCATCCTGACCAGCATTCTGGTTATTAATAGCTCCAGTAAACGGATTGCGGAAACCGAAGCGATACATAACTAGATCTTCCCAATTACCACCTTGTACTTTCTGAATATTAGGATCTGTCTTGTCGCCGATATAAAGAATATCCATACGATGAGATTCAGCAAGAGAACCATCAGACATATAAATCTTATTTCTCTCACGATCATCATACATAGGATCGACGTTCAAAGTCAGATGAATATTGTTAGGTCCAAGCCATTCAGTGAACTGAACACCAGCTTTCATCGCGTTCTGATGCAGTTCAGACTGAGTCTTAGCATATACGGGAGGGTTGAACGGAGTCAAATCTCTCCAATATGTAGCAGCAGCAGCAACTTCACGGTTGAAGTCAATAGCGCCAAATTCACCTGTATTCAAAATGAATTTACGTTCAGGGAATCCCATACGACCAGCTACCATAGCCATCAGCAAGTCTTCCAGCATTCTCAGAGAGAACTTGTTCATGGCAAACATATTAGATACAGACATCTGTTCACGAATACCGGAGCCTGCCTTAATTTCATAATTGCTCTTTCCAAGATTATGGAAACGACCTTTATCATCGCGATTTGTTCTACCAAACAGCAATGCTTTAGCCTTCATCTGCTGGAATTCTACATTAGCTTTCCATTCTACAAGACCCATCCATGTGTTGAATGTCTTAACTTCAGTACCAGTCATATCAGTGATAGGGATCTGGATATCATAAGCTACCTTAAAGTCAGCAGCATTACCGGGAACTTTAATAGTCTGACGGATATGCGTAAAGCTATTACGCATTGAAGTGCTGGATGTGTAGCTAATATCACCACCTTTGATAGACATGGCTTCCTCAACAGGAGAATAATCTTTAGAGAACAACTTACCTGCTACGAGTTCAGCACCAGGCATACCCTGCGGTATATTACCAAACAGCTTAACTGAGTAAACAAAGTTCATTCCCTCCTGACGAGGTTCAGCAAGAATTTGCAACGGATATTGCTCATTCTTTTCACCTACGATAACATAGGTGTCAGAGAAATACTTTTCACCGAAAACAAGCTCAAAATCACTCCAGTTTGCGCCTACGTTTTCATCATCATCTTCCACTACATCACCTTTATATCTTGCTTCTACAAGCGGAATATTGCGAGTGCTAGTACCAATTAGGTTCCAGTAGAAATCATCAGTAGTCTCTTTCTTAATTGTTGGAAATTGACTCAGATAGGTATCAAGATTCTGATAACCAGACTGAGACAAAATTTTAGTGAAAATAGGAGTCAGTAACTGAGGTCTGCTCCCAAATACGTTACCGAAATAGTTTTTGTCTGTAAAACCAGACCACGATTTCGCTTCACGCATTACCATTGAAGGTGTTCCTATTAATGCCATTTTTTAAATAAATGTTTATTTGTGTTATTTGTTTTTATATTCTATCTAGAAAACTAAAATCTTTATCTTCATTTTTAGATGTTCCTTTCTTTTTTAGAATGTCACTAAGTTTCGTAGCTTCTTTTGTTTGAATTGTTTTAGAAATATTTTTAAAATCCCTAAAACCATTTGTCAATTCATAGAATAAAGCAACTCTTGCTTCAAAATCAATAGGATCTTCCATTCTATCCTTAGCAATCTTATTATACTGATTGCCATAGTCATCTACGCCAACTGGTTTAGTAAGTGTTTCAAAAGCTCTATTTCTTACTCCTTCAGAAATTTTCATATTATCTATTTTTTCAATAGACTTAATTTTCCCCTGAATGCTTTCAATAGTCTTTTGCATTTCTTTGATTTGTTCTTGCTGTAATCTTTCATTCTCTTCTTTCTGTCTTTCAAGATATGTTGCAGCTTCTTCTTTTAGTTTATTCAACGCATCTGTTGTCTTTTCTATAGCTGTACTAGAATCGTTAATTACAGAAGCCAAATCTTTAGCTTCTTTTTCATCCATTCCTCTAGAAAGGTAGAATTTCGTCAGAATATTTTCTCTTAAAAATGATTTTGTTTCAATATCTTCTATTGAAATACCTGAATAATCAGAAATCTCTTTTTGATTAAGAATAATATCTTCTTCTGGAATTCCGTTTCTAAAAGCTTCTAATACGATTTTTTGTTGTTCTGTTAAATCTTTAAATTCATTAGCCCTTATCGATTCTTGAAATGCTTCATACAAATCATCTTCGGACTTAATATTTTCATAGGAATCTAAGATTCCTTTTTTATACAATTCATTAGCAAACTGATTGAAAAGAAGTTCTTCATCTGATAACTCTTCGCTATCATCAGAATCATCTCCTTTTTTATTGTCGTCTTGATCCTGGTTTTCAGTGTCGTCGTCGACATCTGAATCATTGTTTGCATCAGAAGGTGTAGGGTTATTATCTATTACATCAGTTGTGTCGATTGTATCTAATAGAGAATTAATATCTACATCTTCTATTTTAGTGTCAAAATCCATATTTGTTTAAATATTAATATTTTTATTTTCTAGAATTATCTTTTGTTTTATTAGCAGACAATCTAGCTATTTCCCGTTTCATGTTAGTGTCATACATTTTTGCTTTAACACTTTCTTTTTTAACGTTAATATCCTCTTTTCTAATATCACTATCTTTACCGGCTATTTGTAATTTAGTATCGTTATCATTATCATTCTTATATTTTTCCATCTCAATGCTCAATCTCTTTAATTCAAGCTCTGTTTCTGCTATTCTTTGATTAGCTTCAATCTGAGCCATGATACGTTGAGTCTCTTGTTCTTGAGCTTCTTGAGCCATTCTTCTTTGCATTTCTTCTGCAGCTTCCAATTTGTTAATCTTATCTGCTATACTATCTGAAAGAAGAACGTCAATATAAGTTGATATTGAGCCGCCGTTTTGGATAGATGCTTCTGCTAATTGTTCTATTCTTTGATTAATCTTTAATATCTTATTAGAATTAATTACTTGTATTCCATAATCAGCTTCGGCAAATTCGTCTCCATCTATTTCAAATAACTGAATTTCTCCATCATCTAAAATGTATTGAGCCATTATTTTATTGCCTTTAAAAGCTAATTTAGCTGTTTCTAAAAATCCAGTTAATACATCCTTTATACAAAGTTCATGAGTTGCATAATAAAGTTCTGTATTGAAAGAAGATTGAGATATTGCTCTTTCTACTCCCCCTACTGTTTCTCTACTATTAATTTGTCCTTCTCTTTGTTTAGTAATACCTGAAAGATCAGCTATTTCACTTTTAATATATTCTAATAAGTTTATACATTGTTGAATCATACCCCCAAGTTCCATGTCTATGACACGACCTGTTTCTAATTGACCAGCTAATGCTCCTGTGCGATCACCTTTTTTATTTTCATTAAATCCATTAGTGAACATAATATTAGTGTCGTTGAGGTAATACATCCACTTATCAACAGTCCATGATTCAGGTTTTGTATTAATATCTATTAATGCTACCTTACCAATATTTTTTGCAATTAATTTGTTTAGTCTATACCAAACAACATCATACATATATTGGAATGGCTTAAGCATTTCAACTAATGATACAGCTCTTGTGTTCTGTATATTGTATACACGTCCAACAATACCAGGGTGACAAATAGATGGATTGTTAATACTATTATATTGTACTGGTTTAGGCCTCATTCTAACGAATATATCATTCATTATTTTAGTGCCTTCCCACCATTCATTAACCCATAAAGATTCATAGGTTTCTCCAGCTTTTGTGTCCGGTATATATTCAGCGCTCATAATCTTATACTGAACATCACCATATTCATCGAAATATTTAACCTTTTTAACTTCTTTTAAAGAACGCCAAAAAGCCCTTAATACTCTTATATTACCATTAGCATCATAAGATGATATATAAGGACTTCCTACAAAATCTTGAGATCTCAATAGATAATCCATATCAGATTGAGTAATACTCATTACATTTGCGTATTCTTGGTCATATGATTGACCTCCTGCTGTTGCAGAAAAAGGCTGTGTTATTCTTTTAATTTCTTCTTCTGAAAGATCTTCGTAATATGTATCTATAATTCTACTAGGATTCCAATATTCATCTATACAGATTACATCAGAATCTTCTATTCTAGAAGACATTCCGCTTCTAAAAGTATATACATACAAAGGATTAATTATTTCTATTTTAGGTTCTCCATTATCAATGTCGAGATTATAAATCTCTTCACCCATAATTAAAGCATGTCTAAATCCTTCAGTAAATAAATTATTAAAATTATATTTTTTAGAATAGTTATTAAGAATTCTATTAACTCTTATTTCTCTTCTATCTTGCCAAGAATAATTATATTTCTTTTGAATTTTTTCTAATCTTTCTCTTAATTGATTATCTGGAATAGAATTATCCTGAACTAAATTTTGAAGTTCTTTATTTAATTCGGATTTCAATTCTTCTTCTTTTTGTGAAATAGCATCAGGACTAGTTACTATAGCCATATAGTCAGCTCGCCTTGCTATTTCTTCGCCAATTAATGTATTAAGCTTAGAGTTTATTATAGGATGATGTTGTATTTTTTCAGGAATAAAATCTGCATCTAATTGATTAGGGTTAAGTGTTCCCATCAAATCTTCATAATCAAGCATATTGTTGATTAGATTTGTACAGATCAATTTCGTTCTAAAGAATGTTCTAGTATCTCTAGAATTCCATCTATTCCTACTATCACACGCATTTACACACTGTATTCTCCATTCTTTATCCTTTTTACTAAAAGGAATGGCTTGTTCGGGTAAATTTACGTTAAACATCTAGTAATTTTATTTATTTTTTGCAAATATACGAAAAAAAATAATACAAGTCAAGTGTTTTGAAAAATTTTGTGGGGCTTTCTATAGTAGAATACCTAAAAACGTATTCCCATTGACTTGTATTTTCGATCATAATTTCTACTGAAGAACTCATCTTGCTCTACTGATTGTTTAGGACTTTCCATATTATTTATTTGTTCATCTATAATTCTATGTCTATCCTCTACTAAAATCAATAACATAATTAATGCAAATATTCGGTCATAGTTACCGTGTTTAGGATTATATTTAATAAGTTCTTCTAATAGTCCCTTAGACTTTATTTTAAATACATTAGATATATTTGCGTCTTCTCCATAAGCTTCTTCTAGAAGCCAATTTAATATTAAGTTAATGCCATAGTTAATTACAGCTGTTGTTGTGGTTGTTCCATATTTTCTGTTTCCAGTTCTAATGATAGAGGCGCCTGCCTCGTCTTTTAATGATTTAGGTGTTTCAGCTAAAAGATATAATGACTTTACTTTTTCATAATAACTAAACAAACCTTTTTTATTTTGCTCGTAATTATTTACAGCATTATAATACATGGTCAATCTTCTAGTTATTTCATAAAAATCTTTCGTTAATCTTCTTCCAGTGTATTCCGCTACTATTCTTCTAGTCCAACTATCCATTATAAATATAGACCCTAAAGAAATAGTATCAACAACCTTATCGTCATCATAGGTGTCCGTCCCAGCATAATATCTATTCATAAATACATTACCATCAGAATCCTTTTTAGGTTCTTCATATATTTCTATAGCACCATCTAAATCCATCGATTTAAGAGCTGGAAAATTACGAATAACTTTATTTGAATCTACAGGATATGTAAATACACTGCCGTTTGAATCTATTCCTAATTCACATACTAATGTCTTGTCAGCTTCTTTATAAGATTGGGTTTGTATTTCTATTAACCTTTCTTTTAAATCATTAATAGGAAATATATTTGAATTATTAGATGAAAACATTTCAGATGGCTTAAGAGGATAGTTTGTAAGTTCACCGTCTATGGCTTTCATAGATTTTGCTTTACGTTTAATCTCTCTTCTTTTCATATAATGGTCTACAGCTTCTTTGATTTTTGTATTTCCATTTTCATCTTTATATGATCCATCCATATAATAAGCCGGAACAAACCATCCTATTTTTCCAGAATTTTCATAAATATCATCAAAAGCTAATAATGTATTAGCTTCTGGATCTCTAAATAGAATTTCAGATTCTACAATTTTATCCATATTACCACCAGTTCCTATATATACAGTTGTTCCGAATCTATTTGTACCATCAGTAACCATGGTGGCTTCATTGGACGCATGTACTTGTAATACGTTTTCTAACAAACCAACCTCTTCAACAACTATAATGTTAGGCCGTGTACCAGCTGCCGCTTCTGGATTTGTTACAGTAAATGTAACATGTTTTATATTAGACATAGAACCCTTTTTAATCCATTCTCCACCAATTTTTTTTAGATATTCATTTCTAAAAGCATTATTGATGTTATTAGATTTAAGAGTTCCCATATGTTCTTTGTAAAAAGGATGTTTAGTATATCCACCTGGACCAGCTAAATTATTTAATGCCAATTCCGTTTTATCTAATATGTCTTTAGATTTTGCAGTGTTGGCAGCTCCTACAAGTATTTCTACTACACTAGGATTCTCAATACTTTCTTTATTGTATATTCTAGCACCATCAAATAACCATTCGTGTAATACTACTCCAACGCCTGTAAGATATGAATTGTGTGTTACGATGAAGTCTCCAGCTAAGAAGCAATGTTTATCATCTTCTACTTCAATACATTTCCCATATTGTATTCCAATTGGTTTAATATCAATGATTGTAGTATAGTCTATTTTACTTCTTTGATATTTAGAAATTCTAGATACTATTTTTTCGTTTTTTCTATCTAACTTAGAAATATTTTCGTCTGTATAAATATAAACATTATAGCAGTCTCTACAATGTACAAAATTGCCATCTTTATCTTTATAACCTACATTTTCTTTTTTAGACTTTCTACAATTATATCCAAGGCTTCTAGCCAAGAAACAAACGTCATCAGCTAATTGTTCTGACGTTGTATTATAACTAGGAGTGCCTCTTGATTTAGTAACGGTTCCATCGGAATCTATCAATCCTTTTAAGAGCTCTAATCTTGTTTCTTTGTCATTAAAAAGATATTCTTTAGGAATAGATTTATTATAAGAATATTTTCCATAAAGTTCGTATTTAATTAAGATGTCTTTTATATTTTCAAATTCCAACGAAATGTGTTTACCTTCTTTTAATTCAGAAATATTATAAGGAATATTATATTTTAAAATTTCATAATCTACTTTATTTATTGTAATTTGTATTTTGTTTTTCGAACATGAAGTGCAACTGCCATTTCCTATTATAATTCCTAATGTATATGGATCTAAATCAACTTTTTGTTTTAGAAAATCAACACACCCATTAACTGGTATTCTATAAATATATTCTTTGCCAGATGGATTTCTATCTGTTATTTTTCTTTCTCTCACATAGTCTTTTAACATCTCTTTTGTAGATATTGTTATTAATCCGCGTTTTGTCCCATGTTTCATAACAGTCCACAAATGATCCTGTCCAGCAGTAATTGTTCTACCGTCTTTAAGAGTTATTTCATAACAAATATCTTCGCCAAGGAATGGTATTCCTGTTACTTTAGTTTTAGATCCGTCCCATGCAAATACTTCATCTCCAACTGATATCTCATTCATTGTTTTGAATCCAGAGGGAGTTGGAATAACCTCGTTTAAAGTTATTAACTTTCCTCCGCCCCTTGCGCCTAACAACATCATATTTCTAGACTGATTTTCATACAAAGGTATTCCCATTGGCTTGTCAAATAGCTGTCTTAAATATTGTCTTGCTGGAATATATTTTTTCAAAGACCCATCTTTCTTATAAATAGATCCTACTTGTAAATCAGCATCATCTTCTAGTATTTCATTTTTCTCAAATTTATCTACAGCTTCTAAGCAAGTATATTCGTCATCATCTGAAAATCCAGAAAAACCACGAGCTTCAATAAAATTATAAAAATAAGCCCATTCAAAATCCCTAAGATATGGTCTAACAATTTTCTTAGGATCTGTTTTTTGCGATCCTTCAGGTTTATGTTTAATAACTCCAAAATTTACATAAAAATACAAATTAGGAGGCATAAACCTCCATTTTTTACCGCATTCTATTGGCTCTACTGGATTATTTACGTCTATGTGATATTCTGGGTCATCTATGCTCCAAAAGCCTTCTATACAGCGTTTTTTGTGCAATCTCCAATAATTAATAAAAGCTTGTGATCTTGGATTATAATATGTATGTTTTCCAATAACAAAATTATTTCTATTTTTTATAATAGGGAATGTTGGGTCTCGAATATAAAAAGCGTCTAATTCATCAGTCATTATTTATAGATACTTTATTAGTTAAAACAGATCTAGCTACAGAAACGGAATTTTTAATAGCGTTTTCAATCACTTCAGCCGGATCTATAATTCCAAGTTCTAAGCAATTTCCTTGTACAACTTCTCCATTAATAATCTTATAGCTATATGTATTAACTGTATTGTATGCATCTTTTTCAAATTTTAGATATTCATCTAATAGGAAGTTAATTTTAAAGTTATTTTGCATTAGAAGATTAAATGGAGATTCAAAGCATTTAATAAATACATTTTGATCCTTGTTATCATAATTCATTGATGCTCTGGTTAGAAAATAACCACCTCCAGAAACTACTCCTTTTCTAAAAGCCGCTTGACATGCTTTAACAGCATCTTCAACTCTATCTTCTATTTCTTTTTGTTCAACATTGGAATTTGCTCCTATACGTATAGTTGCCGACCCACCTTGTAGTTGATATATTCTAGACTTAACTTTTTCTTTATCATATTTGCTAATAGATTTGTCTTGTAGTCTTTTATTCAGTTCTTGAACACGATCTTTTGTATTCATATTGTCTTTAATAAATGTTGTATATTGACACCTTGCACATACAGCATCTACAGAACCTATAAAATAATCCTCTTCTTTTTCAGCGTCTATAACAGATAACAAATCTTGCATGTCATCTTCATTGTTATTAATGGGAGTCTGAACCACAAGACACTCTAATAGATTATTCATGTTGTTATTAGAGATATCTGCTATTGTTTGTGGATTCATATAACTACACATGAATACCACTGGGGTTTTAGGATTAGTATATTGCTCTAATATTTCTGCTATATCTCTAATGCTATTTACTTCTTTAGGATAAACAATGACATCAGGTTCTCTCAAATGGCATTCTTCACGAGATGGATTATTAATAAATAAGGGAGACGCATAACCTCTATTTATAGTATATCCATTAGAATATTCTACAGAAAGTCCTTTTTCATCAATCTTTTCTAAACGTATATCTACATTCTTGCCTTTATTTTTAAATATAGAATAAAGAAGATCTGCTATTTCTTCATCTCCATTAGAAGCAATTAAAGCAACATCTCTAATATTTTCAATATCTATGTCAATTTTATTTTTAGATAAATATTCTAATAAATATTTTTCTATTTCATTTAATTGATTTAATAAATATTTTTTATCATATTGGACTAAACTTTCTTGTATTTTATTTACTAAAGATTGTATAAGAATACAACTGGAACTTGTACCATCGCCCACTTCGCTATTAGACTTTTCAGCAACTTCTTTTACAAGCATAGCCCCAATATTCTCAAATGGATCTTCTAGATTAATAAATCTAGCTACTGTAACACCATCTTTGGTGTTTATTAATCTATTTCTATCTTTTATAAATACAGTGCTTCCATTTGGTCCAAAAGTTGATTTAACAGCATCAACTGTCTTATTAATTCCTTTAATTATAGATTCTAAACCTTCGTTATATTTAATATCACTCATATTTTGTTTTATTTTATATTTTAAATAGCTCCTGAATCAGATAATGATTCTTCTCCGCCTCCTTTTAATCTACCGTCTTCTTTTTCTGAATCTACTATGTCTTTTAAAGATCGTAATTCATTTAATATTTTAGGAGTATTCATCATTAATTTATCTAATGTTTCTATGGTGTCTAGTTTAACATCATATTCATCAATGAATTTTGTTCTTTTATAGAATGAATCTTTTAAGATCCTGTATGCTCTTTCTGAATCAGTTTCACATAAATCCTGATACTTTTTGATAGCGTCGTCAAGACCCTCAAAAGAAAATTCTTTTCCGTTATCTTTGGCATCTTCTATTATTAGAGTTTTACGTTCTTCAAAAGGTATATTAGAATATGGATTAGATCCGCTATCGTCAACTAGAATAGCTATATTCCAAAGAATATCTGAATATTCTTTTTTGTGCTTTTTCTTTATTTCCCTAAATTCATTTATAAATTCAAAAGAAGGGTTGACTTTAAAGAAATCTTTTCCATAATCAAATTTAGTTATTATTTTCCCCATAACAAAAAAGCCAGATTTCTCTGGCTTCTATTTATTTTATTTCTTTTTAAAATATCCACGCAGATTAACAAAACGGACTTCTCCGTAAACTTCTCCACCTAGATTAATCCCTGGAATATTAAGACTTTCTTTAATGACCGTCTTTCCATCTTTATCTTCTTCTGGATAACGACGTACTAAAGACTCAATATCCAATAGAACAATGTCTCCAACTTCAATTTCGTCATTCTGTTGTACCGCTACAACAGTTTGATAATCTAGTATAGAGGCTTGTTTAGAACCTGAAAGCAGCGAACTGTCACTGTTTAGTGTAATAAGCAATCTGCCATTTAATGGTTTATATTCTTTTAGATTGAATCCTTCGATTCCCTTATTTTTTTCTTTTCTATTTGCCATAATACAGCTTTATTTAATCCGAATTTACCAAATCTATTCATTAATACTTGAAACCGTCTTTCATCTGCAGTTTCGTGAGTTACATCATATTTAGATGCAAATTTATAAAATTCTCTTAACATCAAGAAAGGAGAATCACATATATTTTTTATCTCTCTTTTTGATCTCCCATACTTTTTTGCTAACTCTTCATATATCCTATCAAATCTATTCGCAGATACCATCAATATCTATTTTAAACCCATTTTCTAATTTATAGTCAGAAACTAGTTTATTACCATTTAGTGTACCTTTATTTCTTAGAGATACTAATATATTTCCTAGTTGTTTTGCCGTTAAATTAAATTGATCTCTAATAAACATTTTTGTTTCTTTGGTCAATTCTTCTTTATCTCTAGAATATATAATAGCTAATATCTCTATTTCTTTATCACTTAGATTAAAATAGGGGTTCATAACTTTGAAAAAATTTTCTTGCATATTATCCCTATTTACTTTTACTGTTATTTTAATCAGTTTTACATTTCTCTTATTGTCCATTCTTTATCCTGGAACATCTGTTTTAGAAAATCAATTGTTGTTTGTGTATATTTTATTTCGTTTCCTTTAACTGGTTCATTATACATGATATAATTATTACCAGTACTTACAACACAATCACCAGGGGCAAAATAAGCATATGTATCTGTGTAAAACACATCTGTATTTGTCCCTTCAATTCTCATAACTCTGCCATGAACAGTCATCTGCTCAATAGCTCCTACAAAATCATACTTCATCTAAAAATGCTTTAATTTTCCACAAGTCCTTTTCTTCTTCTAATTCTATATCAGACAATAAAGAAACTGTAGCCTCATCGTTTATTTCTTTAAATATATTAATACAGTATTTAATTTCCGTGCATATTTCTTCTATAGTATCTCTAACTTTCCTAAGCATTGTAGGAAAATCATCAGAGTTAACTATGTATGTCATTTTCGGTTCTTCGTCGTAAATGAATGGAATATCAAATCTTTTCCAGTCTATAGATAGCAATCTTTCTGCTATTGTATCAAATGTATCTCCTAATCTTTCATATAGATCATCAGTCCATTTAACATGTATTGAAAAGAAGTGACTTCCTTTAGTCTTTAAATGTAATGATTTAACGTTGTTTTGGTAAATCACATACATTTGTATTAGTTTATTAAACTCGCTTATACAATTGTCGTTCATATATATCCAATTATTCCTTGTTCCGTTGCTGTAATACAATCTCTATTCTGTTTTTTTAGAAACAATCTTAAGAATGGAAATTGTTTTTTTATTTTTTTGAAGACTCTTGGCTTTACCATTTCATCTCCATTCATGACTTTAGTTAATTTCCCTTTGTAATTAAATATTAATTCCATATTAATTCAATATAATTCTACCCTCTAACATATAATCATTAGTAAGAGATATGATATCATAATCTACACAAGCTTTGGTATTGCCAAAATTAGAATGAACCCATTTAGATGAGCCAAAAAAAGATCCTACGCTCTTATATCTAAATTGTTTACCATATGTAGTAGCGCTGTTATGAAGATCACCTTTTATAAAATGAATTCTATTGCCTTTTGTAATATATTGATCTGGAATTGAATCATCATAACGTTTGGTGTTAATATACTCATTAATAAAATTCTCTGTCTTATAATCTAGAACTAAAGGCATGTTACGTTTCATATCGCCCTCATCCTTTCCATGACATAGAATATATGTATGCACACCAATATTATATGACCCTATAAATTTATCAAATACTTTTGCGTGTACATTTTCAAACTTGGAATTCAATATTGTACAAAGAGCAAAATTAGCTGCATAACCAAAATCACCATCATGATTAGAAGATCCAACTGCTTTATACATGATGGAATCAGCAAGATCTAAACTATTAATAGAACTAACAAGATATGTTATAGCTTCTATAAAATACCTCATCTGTTCTTTGTTAGTTAGATTCTGAGGTAATTGATGACCTCCTCTACATGTTTGGCCATCCATTCCATCTAGTGAATCTCCTAGATTATTAATAATAATACAACTAAATTTGCCATAAATAGCAACCTCTCTTCGTATCATATCAATAATCTTATTCATTCTGGAAATAACAACATCCATATTGTAAGTGTTGTCATATATACTCTCTAAAGGAACATCTGCACCAATGTGCATATCAGCCAAATGAATAACCAATGCCCTTGCTTTAGAATATGATAATTCAGTTACAGGAATATCATCTTTAACAATCTTTTCTTTTACTAGATATTCTTTTACAATATCTTGCATTCCTTCTTTTAGATTGCGAAGATCTTCATTCTCTTTTACAAGATTAACAAATTCTCTTTCTAAAACTTTACATTGATCTTTATAATACTTCTCTCTAATTAGAGACTCTTTATCGCTATAAACATTATCAACAATTTCATCAACATCTTTCTCTTCCATGATATGCGGAGGAACAGGTATTGATTGTTTTGTAATTCCAAGGATCTTAATTATATTATTAACTTCTTCTAAAGTTAATGTTGTAAAATATGGTACTATATTCTTTTTAGAAATACCGGCTCCATAATCAGAATATAATTTATAAATCCTTTCTATTTCATCTCTAGACAATAGTTTCTCTTCATTTTTTAGAATGAATTTATAGAACATTATTCTACTATCATCTTTAGATCTTATTAGATATAGCTTATTAATATTATTATCTTTAGAATTTACATTTCTAATTTTAGATTTATATTCATTATATAATTCAGAGAATTTTCTAAATCTATCTTGAGAAATAACTCCTTTCTTAATTAGAGAAACTCCTCTTCTATAATGATCTCTAACAAAATCTTTGTTGTTAATATTTAGTTCTTTTAAAATTTGTTGTATTGATTTATTATTATTCAATGCTGATTGAACAATCTTAATGCAATACTCATTTTTTTCTTCTATTTTATTCATTTAATAAAAATTAATTTAGTATCATTATTCTAATAATATTTTGACCTTTCCTTTCTTCCACACCCTCTGTTTGCCCCTTTATATGTTGAGGTTAAAGAGTGGCAATTTGGACATAAAAGAATTAAATTACTTTCTAAATTATTGGCGTAATTTCCGTCAATATGTTCTATTTCTAATGGAATTGTTTTTGTAAATGGATTTATCTCTCCCCATCCGCATTTAGAACATTTATTATTGTATTTTTTAAATAAATATTTTCTTATATACAAAGATGTTCCATAAGCTCCTTTTAAGCCTGTTTTTTCTCCATTTTTCCATTTATTAATCCATTCATTATATTTAAATTCTTGACTACATGATTTACTACAAAATTTTTTCGTTTTTATAGACTTGCCACAATTTAAACAATAACGATTAATTTTATTGAAAGTTTCTATAGGATTAATTTTTCGTCTTTTTGGCAGTTTTATACCCAGTTTATTTGCTATCTTTTTTATTCCATTTCCAGACATTCCTTTCATCCTGCCTATTTTTTCATACGATAGCTTTTCTTCATTTATTAATTTGTCTAATTCTTCTTTTAACATAGATCCGCCTGTGAGATTCGAACTCACGTGAGGTTTCCCTTCTGTATTACAAGTACAGCGCAATCGGCCACTATGCGAAGGCGGAATAAACAATCATATTAACATGATTGTTTCATAAATGAAAATTATATTGCTTTGAAAATGATAATACAAAGATACGAATAAAATTTCATTTATGCAAGCTTTTTAATGATTTTAACATTAATTTAACTTATTTCTTTTTCTTCTTCATCTTTCCTCCACATTTCATTTGGTTTTGTTTTGGAATTTTAATCTCTTTTACCTTACGAGGATTTTTAGATATTTGCTTTTTCATATTCTTTATATTTTTTAGTTAGTTCTCTTAATTTATTTATTATATATTTAGAGCCTAATTTATTAGCCCATCTTTCTGGATATACATCATAATAATCATGATTATGTTTTTTACAATTACAGAATATATTATGAATCAAACTTGGTAATCCAACTACAATTAAATATAATGGTCCTAACATTTCTGATTGTAAATGATGCCCATATTCATGAAGAATCGTTTCATATGTATTCTGCCTTTCATTAACTATGATATAATTGCCTAATGATATACCACTTCTAAATTTCTTAGAAACAGTTATATTAACATTATCCCATTGCCACCAATTATGTTTTAATGTACTAGGATAAAATATTTTTAAAATTAATCCTAATACATTTTGTGGCAATTGCCATAAATACATAATACTATTTTTTATTGTTTTCATTTGTTTATATTACCACCATATTTTAACGTGTTTACATATCTTTTTAAAGTATTAAAGCTTTCATCATCAAATTTTATAACATAATCAGCTCCATATCCATTTATATCTATCAAAGCCTCTCTTACTCTTTGTTTACCGAGTTTATTTAACGCTTCTCTAGGAGAAATATTGTGTTTTATAGCATATCCTCTTATCATAGATACTAATTGTTGCATTGTTGCGCTTTTTTCAAATGTTAATGACGATTCTTTTATTTTTGGATTATCAGTCTTAAATATTTTATTTAATATATCTTTTCTTTTCTTGTTGCTATTTATATTAAACGCATGATCTACAACGTGTTGATCTTCATGGATTAATGTCATTGTCTTACTCTTGTCTGAATATTTAGGATTTAATGTTATAGATTTATTTTGTTTATTATAAATTCCTTTTGTCCCTTCTTTTAAATCTTTAATAAAAACTTTTGGATATAATTTTTCATCATATTTTTCTACTGATTCCATGAATTTTTTTAAGCTAAATATATCATCTTCATAATTTAATTGGTCAATAATCCAACTCTTCTTATTAAATTTAGCATTCTTTTTATAACCATTCTTAATTGGTATTAAACGTCTTGCAATATCAGATAAATGATCTCTACTTTTCCTAATATTTTCATTAGACATAGCTGTAGCAACAGGCTCTGTTATTTTAGACTCAGGTTTTAAAAACGGAAGTCCTTTACCAAATTTTCTACTCAAAAACCTTACTATATAAGGCCTTATCCCTTCTATATTAGATTTAAAAAGACCATTTGGATTTGATTCTTTAGCAATCTCTAATTGAGAAACTAAAGGTTTAACTTTATTTAAACTATTAGATGCTTTAGATATATTATTGAACCCTAATGTTATAGGTAATGAACTTGTTAAAAAAGTTAATCCAGTATTGGCCCCAGAACCAGGAACTATACCAGGATGATTATACGGCTCTTTATACCAATCTTTCCACGTTAATCCAGAATTATTATTAGGATATATTAAATTATATATTGATTGCATTCCGGCTCCTATATGCCTAGATGGATCAAGCACATATCCGACTGTCTTTGTTACTGGGTTATCTAAAATCTTACCCATTTGATACGCCGTAGCCATTTTTAAAGCTTGTTTAAATCTTGATTCTTCTTTTGGTTTTGGCGTTATAACGACATCTTCTAATTGATATGGATTATTACTATTATTATATAGTTTTATTTTACCATCTTTATCTCTAATATAAGCATTCCTAGAATCAACCGTTCCATTGCTATCTTTTAAATAATAATAATCTCCATACTTTACATATTTCTTATCCATTTTTATACATATAAAAAGAAAAGCTCCCTATTTTATATAGAAAGCTTGTACGTTCACAAAAGGGTCTAGTTATGGCAACTATATCAATTTTATCTTCAATATTCTATAACACAACTTTCATTCTATTCAAGTTGCTATAGAATACTTCAGAAATAGATATAATAAGCCCCTGCAAAGTCACTCTAATTCATTTTAATCTTTAGAATAACTAAGCAAGGATATTATTACTAATTCCCCTATTTATCCAATAATTTCCTCTACACAGTATATTTATTACACTATGTTAAATAGAACTATTTTCTTTTTATTAGAAGAAAATAATTGAGTTTTTTAAACCCTTATAATAAAGCCCTAATATCTACGTATCCTGCGCCGCAAAGCGTCGTAGCAAGTAAAGTATTATATATTGGATGTTTTTAGTAGTATCGGGGACAATTCAGTCTCTATTTCTAGAACTACTAGATCCTTTCTAGTATAACCTATAACCCGACTTCTGACCTGCTAGAATGTGCTAAATTCAAGAAGTTACCCTCATCACAGGTGATATCCTAATATTATTGATTTACATATCCTATCTACAGATATCTAAAACCAATAATTCATTATTAGAATCTACTTATGCAAAGATACGAAATTTTTTTGACTTTGTCAAGTTTTTTAAGTTAAAATTGAAAAAAAAGTTGGTCTTACTATAGTAAAATACCTAAATTTACTATTTTTATAATAGTGAAATAAGCTATATCGTTAATACTAGGCGAAAAATTATTTTTTTTATTTTTTTTATTTTTTTGAAATTTTATTTTTTAGTTTTAGATGGAGAATTTTTTTATTTTTTAGTTCTAGATGGGATGGTCTATAGGGATAATGAAAACCTTTAGGTACTTTGGGGTTGGTACCCGGCCTTAAACTGACAACATTAGGGAAATCCGGATTCGTTTTTTGAATTCTTCCCTTCTTCCCTCAACCTATATCTTTAGAGAGTAAAAGCCTTCGGCTTTTGTGCTCTCATACGTCAAAATCACACAGTACGTTTAACTTAAAATCACACAACGAGATGGAAAACGAAATCGAAATTTTCGTCGGAACAAACGACATGGAAGAGGCAGTGGAAATAGCTACCTCAGATGTGCCTGCAAAAGCAGTCTTCGTACTGCCGGAACCTAACGGTCACCGATTGTGGGTAGAACTTTAACAAGCAGCCCTCTTCGGAGGGCTTTTAAACTAAACTAGAAAATGAATAATACTATAAAAATATCGATAGGGATTATTTGCTTTGTTTTATCATTAATCTCTATAATGACTATTAGTAATGATTTGTTAGCGTATATATCAACTTCATTGCTATTAGCAATAAGCATCTCATTATTTGGTGATGCTTTAGACAAAAGATAACGTTGTGTGAAGAAGAACTACTGAAATCATGCTATCTCAACCATAGTGATGAAAGTAGGTAGTTCTTTTATAAAGAAAGAAAAGAAAGTAATATAAAGAAAAGAAAGAAATAGTATTTTATTACTATTTATATTATTAAACTAAATGATTTAATAGAATAGATATATAAGATAGCGGCTTCGCCGGCTATCTATTTAATCATCTCTAATAAATCACATATGCTAGTATATTAATTGTATATTAGCTCCCATACCTCTCCCGTCTCCTCTCCCTCATCAATCTATCGATTGACGATGAAGAAGAGAAGCCTTTATTTTTAATATTTGTTGAGGTTATAATTCCCTTTATACCCTTAACCTATATCTCTTGTCTGTTAACCTCATTTAATCATTAATATTTTGTAACCATGAGCAAACATGTTGTTGTACTCGACAGAGTAACTAACACGCCTAAGATGATCTTCTTGGGCTTCAAAGAGACCACTCAAAAAGATGGTCTGACTTCTAATTTCTTCTCCCAGATGTTTAGCACTCGCTACGCTTCTGTTGGAGACATGCGTCAGGTCATGAGCGACCGTGTAAAAAAAGCACAGGACAAGTATGGATTCGAGATAGATGCCAAAACTGGTAAAGTCTCTTATCCTGACGGTGTAAAACCTGTTACCATTCAGGATATTCTTCCTGAATTTGATAACATTGAACCTGCGGTTGTGTATAAGTACATTTCTGCTCAGGCATACGAAGACTTGTCTGAAGTGGAACGTCGTGCTTACCAGCCTGCAATTGTTCCGCGTACCAACTTCTACCAGACCAATCCTGAAACTGGAGAGGTCATGCGTGATGAAAATGGTCGTGCAATCGTAGAAAGCACTGGCGCTGCTTACTTCACTGACTCTCTCGGTGATATTCTCTTCAGAACTTCTGCTATTCGTGATGCAAGCGAACTACTGAAAGAGCAGAAGATGGTAAGCAAGCCGCTTGACCAGGATGCTTTTGATATGCTTGAAGACTGCCCTGCAGCCATTGAAGCAATCAATGCTCGTTTGCAAGTAGCTACTGAACAAGAGGCTACTGCTAACGAACTGGCTGTGTAGTCGTAGTGATCTGATAATAGGCTGGTAGTTGAAATATACTACCAGTCTTTTATTATTTAATTGTAATTAATTAATACTATCGTTTTGTACTACACTTATACTAACAACAACAATAATGACAGGAAAAAACAACATCATTTCTATTGTTATGTTAATACTTTTTCTTGTTGTTATCGCTTTAAATCATTGATTTAGAGTATGTAGAGAGGGTAGTTATAACCCCCCTTCTCTTTTCGCCCTATCACCACGTTCTCAACCATACCACACGCAATAGTATAGTTATATAAAAGAATATCAAAAAATGCAAGAACAAGAACCAGAAAGAAATACATGGGGGATTATATGGTATTGCATAGTAATAATCTGGTTTTTATCAGGTTTATTATGGACGTGTACTAATAGAACCTTTGTATGGTAAAATCATGAAAAAGACAATAAAATAAAAAATCAAATATCATTTAAAATGGAGAACCTCATAAAATACTTACATATTACTTTTCAAGTGGCTTTAATAACTTTTGACTTTTCCAAAGCAAAACCAGGAGATAAAGTAAGGGTAAAACCATTTGATAAAGAGAAGAGTTATCAATTTGGAACAACTAAAAAAATGGTTTCTTTAGAAAAGAAAATACTTACCATAAAATCAATAACAAAAACAAAGCCAGATTTATCAAAAGACAAACCTGCAAATTATTTAATAACATTAAAAGAAGACAATAATGGTTGGTCGTGGTCTGATGCAATGTTAGAATTACTAACAGAATATAAGTCTTGTGATATTATCGAAGAAGCAAAACTTTCTCTCAAGAGAATTGAGCAAATCAAGAAATGGCTCAATGAGGATATAAAAGAAAGTAAATAATAACTTTAATGAGGAGGGTTAATCTTTAATTAGATAAGCTCACCTTTTTTCTATTATATTTCTATAGTTTAAATAGGCAAAACAATATCAAAAGATAGAGAAGTAAGTTCGAATCTTACTAGAAATACAACATAAAAAACAATTAAAAAGAGCCACATATAGATAGATCGAAATTTAGATTCAGAATAGGAGATAAAGTTTTATACAGTGGAAAGAAATGTGAAATAATAGCTTATTATTTTTTAGTATGCTTTAATAATTATAAAAACCTTTATGGATATACATTAAAAATAGATTTTGATGGCCATGATGGGGGTTATTATTCCTATGATGAAAACGGAAATCAACTTTTCTTTAATGAAAGAAATTGTTGGTTTGTTGCGGAAAAGCAAGTACATCCAACAGAAAAGGAAATAAAAAAAATAAAAATTAAAATCAGATAATAAAATGATCGAAAAAGACATAGATGCGGCTTTAAAATGCATTAAAAAAACACATCGAGATCATAAATCAAGATCACGTTACACTAAAAAAGACCTTCAGATGTTGTACACCATCAAGCAAGTGCTTAGATTAGTACATGATGGAGTCAAGCAAAAAGACATAATATCCATGAAGATAACATCTGCGAGCATTGTAAGCAGTATCTTCTGGGGATTAAAAGAACTGAACATTATCATGACCACAGGATAAGGTACAGGATTCAGTTATAAATGGGTAGAGAATAGGAAGTGTGGTAATTTAGCTGCAATAACTATTCTTCAAGTAGTCAGAATGCATCAAAGCATAAGAAACTATAGATATAGACTTAAAACAGAAAACAATGCGATCGACATCAAATCGTACAGGCAAATTAGTTCCAGGACTGTATGAAGACATGAATGGGGCTATTATAGTCTTGGTAAACAAAATAAATTCAGATGGTACTATGCAAGGTATGGTAGTTCATAGTAATGTATCCAAATACAAAATTGGAGATTACTATGGTGATTTAGATTTTCTAAAGCCATACATGGGGGAGATAATTTTATCTAATTGATAATATAAATAATAAAATAACTTAGCGTATGCACAAAATAAGAGATAAGCCCATGATCTAGGATTAAGCTTATAAACAATTATTTAAGAATTATAAACAAATCCTTAGTAGTATAAGACAATACGCATACTAAATAGTATGAGATAGTGATTCAACTTCACTCTAAGGATCAAAATATACTACCTCAATCAACAAAAGAACGGTGATATGGGAGAATAGCTGCTTTTTTGGGAACATTTGTTGAGCTGAAGGCTATTATTAGTAGTATATTCAGGAAGATTGGCAGAGAGGTTTATTGCACTTGTCTTGAAAACAAGCGAACATGCGAGTGTTCCAGAGGTTCGAATCCTCTATCTTCCGCAAAACAAATACAATATAAAAACAATAGATGGAACTTAAATAATTTTTTTGATTATATCATCAAGAACCATCCTTGATGTGCAGATAAGCGTAGCTAACTTATCGAAGTGTTATAGACTCTGCTTAATGCCAGCAGTAATTCCCAGTTGGGTAATATGATGAACTTGACGAAGTTCACAGGCTCATAGAATATGATGGTTGTATTCTATGTTTTATGGTGCATTAGTGAAGTTGGTTAACACGCAACACTTTCTATGTTGAGGCAGGAGTTCGAACCTCCTATGCACTACTGGTCCATATAGGCTAGGGAGGGGTAGAGGTAAAATTCTATCTTCGTCCCTAGACTTAGGACAGCTATATCACCAAAATATTTCATTAATAAGGGGGCGTATTGGATTTGATTATTATTAAATTTATAGTATGTTATGCATAGCCTGTAATAAGCTATTAAAAACTGTTACAAACAATAATCGCAAAAGAATTTTTCATTGGTCGTTCTATGAACGCAGGGCTGCGCATGGCAGCATAAAAGTTTTTATTAAGCTATTTTATATCTAGTTTCTTTGTTCTAGTATAAATAAACAAAGTGGTGGAGTTTCAGTCAAAACTGGCTCATTATAAATATCGGTTTGTGCATATTTTCTTTGGTCTGTGGTAAGACAAACAGAATCCTAAGCACATAAATAAACGTATAGTAGTTTTTTAACGGAAGCAATGAGAAGTATAAAATAAATGTAAATTTAAATACAAATCGACTATGTGTTTAACAAAAAAAAGTATAATACCGCGAATAGCTTTAAAAAATATTATAGTTTATAAAGTTTTAAAAAAAGAATCAAACAATCTATTTTTTTATACTCCTATTACAGGAGATAAAATAGTAATAGGTAAAACATATAAAGGAGTATTTAGACTTAGTAAATACTATCCAAATTCTTTAATAAAATCTTTATTTAACAAATGTGTAGCCTCAGGTTATATACATAGTTTTAAAGATAAAGAATATCATTCATTTAATTATAATAGCATTTTAGTAAAATGCATTATTCCTAAAGGAACTTTATATTTTATAGGAAAAGATGATGATATTGCAAGTAGAAAACTTAAATATATTGAGATAATAAAATGAAAATAGTAACAATACAAGTTCCTGATGATTGTGAGGTAAAAATTGTCAGGAAGGAAGAAGAAACGAAAAACCCTGTAATAAGAACTTATCAAGATTTGATTGATAATAAAATTGAACTTTCTGGTTTTTATATTACAAATCAATCTAATATTTTTAGTATAAAAGGAAAGGCATTAAATTTTAATAGACTAATATCTTCTTCAGAGAAAGTAGCTAAATCAATGCTTGCTATGGCTATGATTAGTCAGCTTATGCCTTATTATGGTGGAGAGATAACTAAAGGAGAATGGAATAATAAAGATACAAATAAATATTGTTTAATTAATTTTGAAAATAATATAGAAAAATATACGGTGCTTCGAGATAATCGTTTTCTTGCTTTTCACACAGAAAAACAAAGAGATGAATTTCTCAAATATAACGAACGATTAGTTAAAGACTATTTAATGATAGAATAATATGAATAAAATACCATGTGTTTTATGTAATTCCGAATTGTGGGAGTATATTAGCCCAAATTTAATTAAATGGGGGTATAAATATTATATTGAATCAGACCCAAAATGGGATTTATTTCCAATACTAATAATTAATTGGTGCGGTAATATTGGCAATCTTAATAATGATAATTATGCATCAATAAAAAATCATAATAGAAAATTGCTAACTAATATAGAAGAATTTCTTGAAAAAGCAGCAGAATTAAAAGGATTCATTTATAAAAGAAAAGATACCATGAAAATAAACGGAATAGAAATTAAACCAGGAATGGTTATTGAAACAAAATATAATGAAAATTGGGTAGTGTTTCCTACTAAAGAAGGACTAGCTGTAGTTAATTATCACGCAAAACAGTGGGATAATTTTAATAGTTTTATTGAATTTTTTAAGAATGACATAGAAACAATTTATGATTTATCAGATGGTAATTTCTTAACTGGAGGAATTAAATTATGGGAAAAACCCAAAAAAACAGTACTTACCATAGAAGAAATTGCAAAAAAGTTTGGTATTCCAGTTGAGAAATTAAAAATAAAAAAGTAATAATATTTACAATTTTTATAAATAATAAACTAAAAAAAAAGATACTAATATGAATAAAAATTTTACAAAATCAGATTTGAAATCGGGTATGATTGTACAATTAAATAATGGTAAGTATTATTTATTTGTAGAAGGAATACTTATTGGAGAAGGAGGTCAATTAGATATAAATGATTATAAAGAAGATTTAAGTTTAAGTGACTTTTTCCACAAGGAATGTCTTGATATAAAAAAAGTATATTATAAAAAATATCATTCTTGGGGAATAGGATTTAACGGATCATTAACACAAGATTTAACTCTTATTTGGGAGAGAAAAAAACGTGTAGAATATACTATGCAAGAAATCGCTGATAAGTTAGGTATTCCTGTTGAACAATTAAAAATAAAAAAATAACTAAAAATATTTGCATATAAAGATTTTTTATATTATCTTTGCATAAATTATGTCGAAAGAATACAAGTACGACATTTACGACAGTTTTTCCCTTTGGAAGAACGAGGCATTCCAGCAACAAACGAAACTTCTAAAACTGATCAAAAAATGACAAGGGAACAACTTAAAAAAGCCAACTCTTTGAAAGACAAGATAGATAGTATTGAAAGTTTTTTAAGAGTCCATAAAAATAATGTTCATATGGAGATTGGGTCTTACCCAAGCAGTAATAAAGGTGAAAGAATAACTACTTGGATAGAAAGAAAACATCAATATGAAATTATTGATTTGCTGAAAAAATGGAAATATGAATACGAAAAAGAATTAGAGGAAATATGACAAACGATAAATTGTTCGATAACCTTTCCGATGATGTAAAGTACGGTTAATCTAAGAACAGAAAGAAAGCCATGATGCTATTGGAAGATTGTAAAATCAGAGAGAAAAAATAGAAAAATATATAATTACTTCAAGATAGATCCAAAAACATTGGCACTGAAGAAAAAAATCATCCCAATAGGATGGTATATAAACACACCATTAACTGATAACTGAGTTATAATAGGTCCATTAGCTCAATTGGTCAGAGTATAAAGGGAGTTGGCGCAATGGTTAGCGCAGGAATCTTATACATTCAAGGTTATGGGTTCAAATCCCATACTCCCTACTAAATTATTAAATTATGAAACAAAAAATATCAAAGTATTATAAAGAGAAAGACTATAAAGAAGAACAAGAAAATGAAACAAATAATAATAGGTGATATCCACGGACATGATACATGGAAAAGAATTATAGATCAAGAAAAAACATTTGATAGAATAGTGTTTTTAGGCGATTACCACGATTCTTTTAAGATTAGTAGTAAATCTATTGTCGATAATTTTAAATCGATTGTAGAGCTTAAAAACAGCCTTAAAGACAAAGTTGTTTTATTGTGTGGCAATCATGATTATCATTATATAGAAGGGATTGGTTCTAAATTTTCAGGTTATCGATCTGAACTAAAAGGAATGCAAAAAGATTTTCTTTTAGAATTAATTAAAAATGATATTTTGCAAGTATGTTTCAAGGATGAAGAAAACAGGCTTTATAGCCATGCTGGAATATCTAGAACATGGTTGAAAAATCTTAATAAAGATATATCTATAGAAAATATAGATAAAGAATTAAATAATTTATTTAAAAATAGTTTAAGGTTATTTAATTTTATTTATGGTAAATCATATAATTATTATGGTGATGATCCTGAAAACGGACCATTATGGATAAGGCCAAATTCATTATATTATGACGCTATTAATGAATATGATCAAATAGTAGGACATACACAACCGCAATATCCGTTAGTTGTAAAATCTAACCAAAAAACAAATATATACTTAGCAGATACGTTAAAGCTTGGATATTATATTGTATCCAATGAAGTATCGATAGGATTTAAACAAATAAGAACATGATCATATTACTATTCGCATTATTAATAATAGCTATTATGTTTTTAAAAAGAAGATTATTAATTGTATGTAAAGACATAAATCATGTATTAATAAAAACTCAATATAGAATATTGTTTTTTTATATAACAATAAAAGAAGAGTATTATTTATCTTCAAATTCAGAAAGTATAATTAAATATATTTTAGAAGATAAAAAAGAAAATGGAAGTTTAATTAAATTTAAATATTAAAAAAGGATTCTAGATGTGGGAGAGATGGTTAATCCGCTTGCTTTGGGAGCAAGAGACCGCTGGTTCGAATCCAGTCATCTAGACAATTATTAAAAAATCAAATAAATATGTTAAAAGTAATAATAAAATATCCCAACGGAGATCAAAGAATACGACAAATACCTGATGAAATATTAGGTGTTAGTGAACGCGGAGATGTTGTAAGGTCCGCATATATAGATAAAGCTGATTCATTTGATAATGTAGTAATACATAGTGAAGATGATGAATTCTATGATCCATATGTAGGAGAATCAATAAGAGATGAAGATCTTAAAAAGAATTATAGCCCATATGATGGATTAATAGAAATAACATTGTTTAACAATAAATAAAATATTAACACAACAGTCGTAATCGTCTGAGCAGAGTCGTTAAGCGTCTCAAAGGTCAATGTATATAAAAAACTAAAATAACTTTCCAAGTTGTTGAGGACAGCCTGGTTCTTATATAATCTTAAAAGTCCCTGTAAACAACTAGGAGCTATATAGAAAATATGAGTTTTGGCTGTAAAACACAAAAAAATAAAATGATAAATATACTAGAAGAAAAAGCAACTAAATATTTTATAGATAGCAATAAAAAATTGTTTGATGCCATATATGTGGATCAACATGATAGAATTAAATGTAAAATATATAAATGCAACAGATCTCGTTATACATATTTATATTTATTAAATAATTTTGTTGATGGAGCAAAGCCATATGATAATTTTATGCCAAAAAAATATGGATTTAAATACAGCTATTATTTAGTAAGAATATTAAATTATACAGTAAGTAGTGAATCTTATCATAGTCAATTTATATATTTGATAAAGAACAACAAAATAGATAATATTAAAATAAAAATTAAATAAAAACAGCTGTATTTATGACGCACATGTAAATGTTATAAGGAATTAAAATATAATAGGGCGGGGTAGAGTAGTGGCCTAACTCAACAGTCTCATACGCTGTTATTTCGCAAGTTTGAATCTTGCCCCCGCTCCAAAATAAACAAACATAATAAACAAATAATATGAATCAAATTCTATCTATTTTAAGAACTGACTTTTATGAACAAGGGCACGCATTCCAATATGATCCTTCTATAGAAAAGCTTGTATCTTATTATACACCACGAATAAGTCATTTAAAAGATATAAATGAAGTGCCGGTAATTGGACTGCAGGCTTTTATAAAAGATGTTCTAATAGAAGATTTTAACAAAAATTTCTTCCAAAGACAGTTAAATGAAGTAATTAAAGAATATGAATTTGTTATTGAATCTACTATGGGTAAAAACCGTATTAGTAGTGAAAAAGTAATGAATTTGCATAAACTTGGTTATCTTCCTATAGAAATCAATGCCTTAGAAGAAGGTACATTATGTCCCATTAAATGTCCGATGATAGAAATAACAAATACACATCCTGATTTTGCATGGTGCGTAAATCTCATAGAATCAATTATGTCATCGGAATTATGGTATATTGGATGTACAGCAACAGTAGGTAGATTATATAGAAACATAGTAAATAAATATTATAAACTCACATCAGATAATGAACAAAATGCAAAACATGCTATTTCTGAATTTGGGTTTAGAGGTCTTCCAGGCCAAGAAGCTGCTGTAAAAGCTTCTATGGGATTCCTTGCTTCTTTCGATAAAACAGCAACTATTCCTTCTATTTTAGAGATAAATAGATGGTATGGAGATGATTTGTCATCTATTGGTAGTGGAATGGCATCAACAGAACATTCTGTTATGTGTTCTTATTATGAACTAGATGGCAAAAACGAACAAAAAACGCTCCATAGATTGCTTACAGAGATATATCCAGATGGCAATGTTTCGATTGTATGCGATTCATACGATTATTGGAATGTGATAGAGAACATCATTCCTAAGCTATATGGAGTGATTATGGGAAGAGAAGGAACATTATTTGTAAGAGGTGATTCAGGAGATCCTGTTGATATAACAGTTAAAACAGTTCTTAAATTAAGCAAGATATTTGCTGGGAAAATAACTGTTAACAATAAAGGATACATGGTATTGCCAAAACAAATACGTGTCATATATGAAGATTCAATAACTCCTATAAGAGCAAGGAAAATATATGAACAACTACAAATAGCTGGATTCTCAGCTGAAAATGTAGCTCTTGGCACTGGAAGTTTCTCTATGCTATGTTTGGAAGAAGAAGAAACTGATTGGGAAATCGGATCTGAATCTACTACTTCTAAAAAAGAAAAAACAATCTTACAACCATTTACTAGAGACACTTTTGGTGTGGCGATTAAAACAACGTATGGCGAACAGGCTATATATCATCATTGTGATCATGCTAAAAATGGATTTGAAAAACAAATTAAACCTTTTAGTATTTTCAAAAATCCAAAAACAGATACAGATAATTTTAAGAAATCACAAAAAGGATGTTGTATAGTATTTCTAGATCAAAATGGTAAAATAACATATGAAGATGGAAAAACATATTCAGAAGCGCGTAATGATAACAGAAATTTACTGTTGCCATTGTTTACCAATGGAAATCTACTAAGAGAAACATCTTTTATGGCTATAAGAAATAAACTATGGAACAATAATTTTTAATACAAATTATAAAAATGGAGAACGTAGAGACGCCTTTTGTTAATTAATATTATATAGATAATAAATACTGTCGCTACGTTTCCTTGCCTCTTTAGTTTAATTGGTAGAACGACACACTTGTAATGTGTAGGAAATGGTTCGAATCCGTTAAGAGGCTCAAAAAAAAATCATAAAATACTTGCAAATATCTAAAATATTTTGTATCTTTGTAAAATCAAACATTATGAAGAATCAAAAACAGAATCAAATTCAGATAAAGGAACATATGGTGAATTTAAATATGAAAATGTAAAAGAAATTTCAGAACTATAAAATGCTAAGCCCACATAGTTCAACGGACAGAACAATAGATTTCTAATCTATTGATGAAGGTTCGATTCCTTCTGTGGGTACACCAGTTTTTTGATAACGATAGGAGAGAAACAGGCAATGGTTTATCGTTAAAAACTCGATTGTCAGGTGAGAGTAATAAAACTAGGATAGGTAATGATCCAGTAGATTGAAATGTTCTTTCTAGTGCATAACCTTGTATAGTAAAATAAAATAATGCACATTTATTCTCTTGTCATCTAAAAGTTAGGATACATGACTAATACTCATGAAGTACAAGTTCGAGTCTTGTCAAGAGAACGATGCGGTCTAGACTACATATGACCCTATAAATAATGGTAGTGGCGCTATACATTTGAGGGAGAAATATTATGATATGATTATATCATAACATCGTTGGTTCGAATCCAACTATAGCGGCTAAAAACAGAATAATTATGTTAACGAAAGAAATATTTTTTAAAAAATTAAACAGGTTAAATGTTTTAGAGGAATATCAAAAAACATTTAATAATTATTGGACTACAGAATCTGAGAATCGTTTAACTGAACTTTTAAAAACATCTAAATTATATAGAGAGGTAATATGTGGATCTTTTATTTTAAGTAAAGAATGGTTAATTATTGCAGAAAAAATAGATTCAATAAAAACAAATAATACTTATAAAATCAAAATAAAAATACGATAATATCCTTTATGTATTTCTAGTGAATAATAGTAGCTAGTGGTTAAAATACTTTGACTTGACAGTGGAAAGAACTGTAATTGAAATTACATACATTATCAGAATCCTTGTATGTAGGGTGTTTATTATGAAAAACATTAATTTTACTGAAAAATTTAATGTTAATAAAGTCAATGGTCTTTATCTTAAAGTTTTTAAACCGGGAGAAATTCTTGGTTATAAAAAAGATCCTGTAAAATGTAAGAGTATTCTAATTGATGAATACAAAGACAAAAAAACAGGACAAAAAAAGATAAAGAAAACAGAAGTTGAATACCAAATCAAAGAGAGAAATGTTTCAAACTGTTTCTCTCAAACATTCATCCGCCCGGAAAATGTTGAATGGTGGTCTTCAACAAAAAATTCGCCATTTGTAACAGAACAAATGTTAGCTGATAGAGGTAAATATAAAGACCTCATCAATTCACTGAATTACAAATGGAATAAGCTTTCTAAAATAGAAAAGCTTTGCTATTATCTTTCATTGTTTGATGAAGGATTAGGAATCGAAGTCACCCCTTATTACGAAGACGAATATCTACGTAAAAGGAATAAGTAAAACAACTTTTTGAAACTAGCTTTTGAAAAAAGTATGCAATTTATTGTATTTTAGCTTTTGAAAAAGACAAACTATTTAGTTTCATTAAAACTTTCAGATAGTTATTATTATGGAAAAATTAACAGAAAAAGAACTTCTTGCTAGACTAAAACATTTTAATATTTCTAAAACTAAATTACTTAAAGCAATAAGTTGTTCATATTCTTATCCAGAATACATATTAGCAAATGCTTTATCATGTTGTTCAAGCTATGGAGAAGTAATTGCTCAATCTTTAGTATGGATGGATACACCTCAAGGACATAATTTCTGGAAAGGTATATGTGATAACATAGATGAAATTGAAACCTCGTTTAAAAATCAAATAAATAAAATTAAAATCAAATGAATGAATTT